CCTGAATGGGATGATGAGCTTGAAAACGCAAAAGAATGGCTTAGTGATAATATTCGAGAAGCGGATGCAATGGAATGGGAATATGAGATTGATGATTTTCAAAATGAATAATTAAAAAATAAATTATGAAACAAGAATCAAGTGCAATCAATCCGTATAACGGAATATTTGGGCAACAAGGTTGGATTTGTCCGAAGTGTGGAAGAGTATATTCACCATATACTCAAATGTGTTTATATTGCAAACCTGATAATATAACTACTGTATCTAATCTTAGCGACCTTTCTAACAAGAATGTCAGCGAAGAAGAGCTAAGAGAAAATCGTAAAAACAAATAAGAAATGAGCCTTGGACGGGCTAAAAAAATCCATAGAAAAAAATGATAACAGTAACAAAAGAAGAAGTGCTTGCTAACATGCAAGATGTGATCGTAAGGACGGTAGTGGAGTTTGATAAGCCATGCACCTATGTAACGGTTCGTATGAAGAACGGCTTTACCCTACGGGAATCAACGACTTGTGTTGATCCTGCCAATTACAGTGAGGAAATCGGGAAAGAGATCTGCTTACGGAAGATAGAGGATAAAGTCTGGTTCCTGCTTGGATATGCTTTGCAAGACCGCTACCCTGTCAATCAGACGTTTATTGACCGCCTACGCATCGAATACAATGAACTGATGGACAAATATAATAAGCTAGTTCTATTCCTTGGTAGAGAAGATGCAGTTGAAATTGCCGGTGAAAATCAGATTGCCTTAATGGAAGTTCAAAAGGTGCAGATGCACGACTATCTTCTTATTCTTGCGGAACGAATTGGCTTAATGAAGAAATAAACATTGCCATACGGTGGTTGAATGTCTGCCGTATGGCTCAAACTAAAAAATTGATATGAAACAGACATTAGAAGAAGCCGCTAAACAAGGAGCTGAAGGATATAATATAGTTGGACAAGTTATTTATAAGTCCGGATTTAAAGCTGGCGCAAAATGGGAGAAAGAACAAGCAATTGAAATCCTTTCCTCCGTTTTAGAGAATTGGGTACATGGCGGTGATGCAGACTGTATTATTGCGGAATTTGAAGAAAAATTAATGTACAAATGGTAACGAATTAAAGAGAAATGAGAAATAAAATGAGAGTATCACTTAAAAAGGCTTTTACCATATTAGATGGGAGGTTATCAACAAAAATGGACGATGTATATGAAATGCTAAATTTCATATTCTCCGAAAACCTTTATACACATCAAATTCCAACAGCTATGCGAAAGCTAAAAGAGCTTAATCCCGATTGGTTTTCAGATGGAGTAAACGTAGTTGAATCTATAAAGCAGAATTATAATACAAATGATTTTCAGGAGCTCATGGAGATTATTGATAAAGAGTTTTATGCTTATGAGATTGAGTTGGGAAAAGTTGAAGCGTTAATAAAATTTTCAGATGGATTATTCCCCGAAGAATAAATACTCAAAATAAATCAAGGAAGAAACTTAAAGGAAAATGATTATGCCAACAATACTAAGAGAAACTTATCCAACAGCCAAGAAAGAACATAGGTGTGAGTTTTGTTGTGAAAAGATAGCGATAGGGCAAAAATATGTCCGTCAGACAAATGTCTATGATGGAACCATAGATGACTTTGTCACACATCAAGAATGTAATGAGGTAGCTCATAAATTGAATATGTACGATGATTGTGATGATTCAGGTTTAGACGGAGACTCTTTTCGTGAAAACTTGAACGCATACGTATATGCCAACCATTACAATGAACACACAGATGATGTTTATACTAGTTGGCAATTGAATCATTATGAGATAGCGAAGAAAATATTGAAAGAACTTAAAACGGAGAAGCAAAATGGATCGTACAATAAAATTCAGAGGCAAAAGCATATACGATGAAGAATGGCTGTATGGCTCTCTCATTAAGATCGAAAGGGATAGATATGCCGTCATTCCATCCTTAAACGATATCGAAATAGGGAAAAGCATCGGTATGTATGAGGTCTGTCTTGAAACCGTAGGCCAGTTCACCGGCTTGTATGACAAGAATGGCAAGGAGGTCTATGAACATGACTACATTTCTATAAATTATAAACGCGAAGGTATAACTGTTAACGATCGTGTTGTTATCTCTGATCGGTATTATATCTGTAAGGGAGAAGTTATTTATGTGGATCGGTATTCTTATTTTGGATTGCGTCCGGGCAAAGTGAGATATATCATGAAAGATTTTTTGAATGAGTGCCCTTATCCTACAATTCCTCTATCTCGTTTTGATTTGAAATGTGATAGTATTGAAGTGTTGGGCGATGTTTTTGATCACCCTGAATTAATCAAGGAGGAATAGCCATGCTAACAAGTGAAGTATTAGACTTAATTATCAAAATAGCATTGTTTTTTATTAATGCTACAACCGTTGCCTTTATCTTAATCATGATAAGCAAATGGCATGGGCGCATGGAGAATAAGCTGAACGATATACAAATGTATATTCAGCATGTAACGGACCGTAACGACATTGTATACATCAATCAGCTTGAAAGCCTCAAAAGAGAGCTTATAAAGGCTGAGCGTTACGAAGATGTAGAAAAGATAAGCAAGTGCATTGAACAGGAATACGGTCGTCTTAAAAGAAAGATAGATGATCAAAGTAAAAACGAAAGCAATAATAGGAAGGAGAAAATATGAACCAAGGAATAGACTATGACCTTCTGGCGGAATGCTTGAAGGCTGCAATGAAGGTAGAGTATATAAGCAACAGCAGGGAGCTTAAGATGTACACCTATGCTCTGTACAACGCTCATATGTGGGCGAGAAAAGCAAAATAAAAGAGGACCACCGAACCACCAGATAGATCCTCTTTTCTCAATTAATAGTACAAATATACTATTAATTTCTAAACTATAGTACTATGTTTTCAGAAATATCAGAGCTAAAAACAATCAGAGAGCAAAAATCCAGATTGTCAGAAAGAGAATACGAACTATCCACCCCTATAATGTCTGATTTGAATTATATTCCTTCCATATACCAATGTTTTTGTGACATTCTTGATTCCAGGGATTGCCCGGGATACAAAGACAGTGTTCATAACAGAAAAAAGTTCATATTCATAATTTTATTCCTGTATGCTCCTAGTGTTCTAGCAGGAGGAAGGATGCCTAGGGGCCTTCGGGATAAGATTGCAGAATCGGTAAATATCAGTGATAAGACATTTATTTCCCACAATATTGAAACTGTGGTCGTTCTCTACAATAATTATAAAGGGTTTCGGAAGGATATAGAGTATATTTACAGTGAAATTGTATCTCATCTAAGAGATGAGGGTTTAATTTTTAATAAATAGAGATGGCAGCACCAAAAGGAAATCAATTTTGGAAGTTAAGAAGCAAGCATGGGCGTGACATGTTATTTGCCACCCCTGATTTGTTATGGGAGGCTGCTTGTGAATATTTTGAGTGGTGCGATAAGAATCCTTGGAGAGTTGTTAAGAATAAGACAAAAGGAAAAACAAAGGAAAAGGAGGAATCGCCTACACAGCGGCCATATACACTTAGTGGTCTAATGTTATATTGTGATGCTAGTGAAACTTTTTGGAGGGAATTTAAGAAAGCTAATCATGAAGATTTTTTGTCGGTCATTGCACGTATAGAATCTGTAATAGAAACTCAGCAGCTGGAAGGAGCTACTGTAGGAGCCTTTAATGCTAATATAATAGCTCGCAAATTAGGTCTTGCTGAAAAACAAGAAAGTACATTGAATGTAAAAGGGAGTATCCCTGTTCAAGAGTGGATAAAAGCTAGATCAAAAAAGAAATGATAGTGTTTAACATTAAAACTCAAGAAGTCTATAATCCGTTGTATAATAACACGGATAAATTAATAACTCTCATAACTGGTGGTCGTGGAAGTGCTAAAAGTTTTAATGTTGGTACGTTTATAGAAAGGCTTTCATTCGAATCTGGACATAAGATGCTGTACAGCCGATACACAATGACTTCAGCAGATATATCGGTCATTCCTGAATTTCAAGAAAAGATAGATTTAGAGGGAACTAATGATTTCTTTGATATAACTAAAAAAGATATTATCAATACCTTTTCAGATAGTGTAATTATGTTTAGGGGGATCAGAACATCTTCAGGGAATCAAACGGCAAAGTTAAAATCCATACAGGGGCTTACTACTTTTGTGTGTGACGAAGCAGAGGAATGGAATTCAGAAGAGGACTTTGATAAATTAGTTCTCTCAATAAGGCAAAAAGGAATTCAAAATAGAGTAATTATTATTATGAATCCGACCGATTCAAATCACTTTATTTATAAGAAGTACATTGAAAAGACGCACCGATTGGTAGAAATAGACGGTGTACAAGTTCAGATTTCTACTCATCCTAATGTTCTTCATATTCATACTACTTATTTAGATAACATAGAAAATCTTTCTCCTCAGTTTATCCAAGAGATGAAACGTATGAAAGAGGAAGAACTGGAAAAATATGCCCATGTAGCTATTGGAAGATGGTCTGATGTTGCAGAAGGTGCAATCTTTAAACGATTCGAAATTGTAGATTCTATACCCGATTATGCTAAGAAGAGAGGCATTGGATTAGATTTTGGATATTCAAATGACCCATCCGCGGCTATTGAATGTGCGCTTATTGATAATGACCTATATCTTGATGAATTGTTTTACAAGACCCGGATGCTATCTGGGGAAATTTCGGATTCTCTTAAGCCATTTAGGCTAAAAGTAATATCGGAAAGTGCAGACCCAAGATTAATACAAGAAATATCAAACTCAGGCATTCTTATTTATCCGGTAGATAAGTCAAATATAAACTCTAAAAGTTCAATTCTAGCAGGCATAGATAAAATGTTAGAATTAAACTTGAAAGTAACTAGAAGGTCATATAATCTTTTATATGAGTTAAGGAAATATACATGGGATAAGGATAAGGATGGTAATTATATAAATAAACCAATTGATAAATATAATCACGCACTTGATGCTGCAAGATATTGGGTATTGGGAGAAGTATTAGGAAGAATCTTAAAACCAAAACAATACAATAAAGACGATTTAGGACTATATTAAAATAAAAGATATGAATTACATTGAGGCTATATTCAATTTACTGCGTAACAAAACGCTTAATTCTTTAGGAGTTGAACGGGATTTAATGAGGCTTATCCAAGACAGGGATATAAGCCAGGTTATCTCGCTGCTTCAAGATAGAGATATTGATGTAAATGAGGCTATTGCCGAGTACAATCCGGAGTTTCATAAGGTCAACAGTCGCCCAGATAAGCCGCGTAAAGGCAAAGAACCTTATAGAACAGAAAAGCTACCTCGGACAAGACAAAGGTATATCAATGAAGTAGAGTTATTCTTCTTGTTGGGTAATCCTATAAAATGGAAGAACGATGTGGAAGGTACAGATGAAGCGTTTGAGGCATATAACGAGTTTCTTCAGAATACTAGGTTTCATACAACAATGAGACAAGCAAAAAGGCTGGCCGGCGCAGAAACTGAAAGTGCAAAAGTATATCATATATTTAATGATAACGGAAAGCCGGGAGTAAAGGTTTTGGTCATATCCAAATCTAAGGGATATACTCTCCGTCCGCTTTTCGATCAATACGAAAATATGATTGCATTTGGATATGGGTACAATTTGAAGGAGGGCAATAGAACAGTTGAGCATTTTGATATAGAAACGCCATCCTACATATTCCGATGCAAAAAAGCAAATATTGGGTGGGAAGTTGAGCCGTTGGTTAATCCATCTGGTAAAATCAATGTAATTTACTATAAACAGGATAAAGCTTGGTACGGGACACAGCCTAGATGTGACAGGGAGGAACATATTGATTCCAAAGCCGCTGATACTAATAATTATTTTGCAGACCCGAAAGTAAAAGCAACGGCAGATGTTCTCCAGTCTTTATCAGATCCAAGCATGGTTGGGGAAGTAATCCAAATGCAAGACAAGAACAGTGCTATTGACTATCTAGCTCCTCCTGAATACTCTTCAATGAAAGATAGTGAAAAGGAAGACCTGAATAACTCTATTCTTTTCGATTCATTTACCCCAGATTTCTCATTCGAAAATATGAAGGGTATGGGAACACTATCCGGAGAGGCTTTAAAGCGTGCTATGACGTTAGGATACATTAAAAGGGACAATCTAAAAGAGACTTACGATATCCTTGTAGATCGGGAAAAGAACCTTATCCTGGCTATTATGATGAATGTTACCCATATCCATCTGAGAAACCAGTTATCTAGGCTGAAGATTACTCACGAATTTGCAGAACCATTCAATGAAGATAAGGAGAAGCAATGGGAAGCTATCGGTAAGCTATATTCGGATGGAATTATCTCTCTTGATCTGGCTGTTACTATGCTTGCTTTGACGGATGCTCCACAAGAAGAAATAGAGCTTATAAAAAGTGAAAAACAGGCTTCGTCAAATGGGAATACATCTTCTGAATCAGACAAACAGATCAAAAATGAGACTGCTTAGTCAGAAAAATCACGGGTGTTATACAAAAACAAGAGGAAAAATAGAACAAAATAAGGTTAAGCAAGTCGATAGGGCGTTTAGAGGTTCGAATCCTCGCTTGCTACAAAGTCGGACAAATTAAAATCCCCAGAAGCGGAAGTGTCCGAGCCGCTAATGGGGATAGTATTAACTTTATGTTGCAAATATAATGATTATGGACCAATTAACAAAATCAAGTACAAGTGAAGAAATCAAAGAGTATTTCAATGCTATTTTAAAATTAGCAAAAACGAGTGAGAAATATCCGGTTAATTTGGATGAAGTATGGATGCTGATTTATGAACGAAAAGATGGTGCAGTAAAAGCACTAGTTCGCGATTTTATTGAAAATGAAGATTATAAGCTGGTCCGCCGAAAAGCGGAGCAGGTGTCAGGGGCTAAATATGTGGATGACTACTATCTTACCGTTTCTTGTCTTGAATATTTTATCGTAAAGAAAGTCCGTCCAGTATTTGAAGTATACCGCAAAGTCTTTCATAAAACAGCCGAATATGCAAAACAATTGAAAGAGCCGACTATTAAAGACAAAATAGCAGTGGCGGACTGGCTTACAGGATTTCTCAACTTGAATGAAAGCAGCAAACTTGCCTTGGCAAAAACTATCGCTGAACCGTTGGGATTACCTACACCGGACTATACGCCATCTAAGGGGATATTGAAATCGGCTGGGGAACTTCTAAAAGAAAACGACTGTCCTGTTAGTGCTCAAGTATTCAATCAGAAAATGATAGAAAAAGGATTAATGATAGAGCTTACACGCACATCTAGCAAGGGCAGTCGAAAGAAATTTAAGTCCATTACAGGAGAAGGATTAAACTTTGGAGAGAACCAGGTTAATCCGAATAATCCTAAAAGCACCCAGCCGCTTTACTATGAGGAAAAATTCACGGAGCTGTTGATCCTATTGCAATTGAAACAAGCAGCATAATAATTTATTCTTCCCTTATGGAGTTATTCGGGCATAAAAAAGGGCAGCCCTAAAGCTACCCTTTCCCGCTGATTGGCGTCAACTTCAGTGTCGGACCGAAATCCCCTGACTTACTCTTTATTTATAAACTCTTGTAGCACCTTGTTTGTCTCGACTGCGAGTGCGGACATCAAGAATCCGTCTTTGCACATTTCACGTACTTGCCCGAATATCCGCTTTAAATTGGATTCCATGCTTTCTTTTGGATTATATACCACTTCTTCTTTCCCGTAAGGTATCAGACCCCCGTATGTGCTTCCGTGCTTCTTTCTGCCATTATTTAAGTTTTCCTGTAGCGACAGGTTAAACTCTTTGACTTGCTTCCTTACGATGCGTTCTGCGTACTTGGTGCAACGCTCTGATCGTAGTTTTTCTTCCATTTCGTTGAAGGCTGCGATGTATGCTTCCTTGAACTGGGCGGCTACCTTTCCGGTGAAGCCCATGGCGAGGAAGGTGAAGCCGTCACGGGTCATGTAGTACATGGGGAGTTCTTTTTTTACATTATTGCATAACTCGTTGATATACACACAGGGCGCAAAATTGCGCTCTGTGAAATTAGCACTACATTCCAAACCTCTAATCGCTTTCAGTACATCTTTGTGCGCCTTCCTAAAGTACTCCGCGACCACCAAAGAAGAGGTCACGGCTTGACCGTTTTTCGCTTCTACCAATTTATCGGTAGACCATAATTCCAAACTTTTTGTTTCCATAATGTTTCTATTTAATGTGTTGATACTATCGTGTCGCTCTTACTTAGCACATGAAAAACCTGTCGTTATCGTCACCGAACATCTTGTATCCGGCAAACAGGCTTAAAACGATGATTGTCATTTCTATCATAATCGTATATTTTAATGGTTAATCTCCTACGTAATGTGCGCCCATGTAACCTCTGCTGCTAGGATTATATATCTCCCCTGAGAAGTTATACCTTACCACCTCTGCCGGCCTACTGTTTTTAAGAGAATCTAGTCTCTTTTCCTCTTCAGCTTTGCGTTTTGCGTCCGCTTCCTGTCTGGCTACGTCCAATTTGGCAAGTCTCCAAGTTGATTTTAGGACCTCGCCGAAGGTTTTACCTTGCTTCTTACCTACATACTTGTAGGTTCTATGTGCGGTGCGCATTATTTCTGATAAGTTGTAGCGTTTCATATATATATAATTCTATTATTTCACGTATGTGTTATTAATCACGATGCAAATATAACACATGTGTGAATATTAAGCAAGAAAAAGAAAGATTATTTTTCATGTATATGTGAATTTTATCGTATTTCTTTCCACATATACATTAAATTATATATATTTGCCTCAAAATTTAAATATAACGTTTATGTTAAGAGTAAAAGAAATAGCAAAAGAAAAAGGATTGACTATGGCAGACGTAGCTAAAAGAATGAATATGTCTCAATCAGGATTATCTATGGCATTAAATCGAAACTTGACATTGGATGTGTTGAGTAGAATAGCTGATGCATTAGAAGTAGAGATACCAGACTTATTTGAACGTAAAAAAGAGGAAGAAAACACTATAATCTGCCCAAAATGCGGTTCTAAGTTTAAATTAATCGAGTAAAATTTGCTTTTTTGTGTGTTTGTATGTTATTTTGTTGCATTGTATAACTAAAACACACAAAGTTATGGAAGGAATTGCACTATTTGTATCTATTGTAATCATCGTGTTCGGTGTATTGCAAATTATTCTATTTTTCAAGTTATGGGGAATGACTAATGATGTGAAGAAGATAAAATCATCTTTTCCTATGTCAATAGCTGGGGTATCTCCAGCGAAAATCGAATTTGCCATAGGGAATAAAGAGAAGGCAAAAGAAATGGTAAAAAGGGAGTTCATTTCAGATGTGTATAAAATATACAAAGAAGCGTATGAATACGCCCAAGATCAACATAAGATAAAATTTTATAATCAAGATTATCTAAAGCTGTCCTTAGAATACGAGAATAGGTTTAGCAATTCTAAAGAATATATAGACTTTACCATGTTTGATACATTTGACAAAGCTAACGATTTCTTTAAATAGTTATTTACTTCGCTAAATGGCGGGGTTTTTATTTGATACTAGAAAAATACCCCAAACCAAAGAAAAATAGACCTTAATAGAGAATTGTGTAATATTTATTTGTTGATATTGCTTTTTTAAGTATATATTTGCCAAATAATTGTAAAACACTAAAATACACACAATCATGAAGAAAATTTTGTTTTTGTTATGTTGTACAGTACTATTTACGTCATGTATGACAATCTGCTCCAAGTCTAATCAAGGCATTACTTTCACGGGAGAAAACGGTATTAAATTGTATGATGGTACAAATAATGTCAAACTAGGGGAAATAAAAGAAGGAAATTCTGTAACTGTAAAAGTTAAAAAGAAAATGGCAGATAAAACAGTTATTGCTAAGAAAGAAGGGTATGCTAATACTCCTTTGGTAATTGAATCTAATTTTAATGCTAAAAGTTTATGGAATATTCTTTTTTGGCCGGGATTTCTAATTGATTTAGGAACTGGGAAAATGAATAAATACGATCCGGTTATATATAATATTGATATGGAAAAAGAAAAATAACATTCTCATAGCCCCGTTCCAATTAAGGTTCGGGGCTTTTTATTTTCCAAAAGTTAAATTTTCATATTGCATTGAAATATCCAGCTATAAGAGTTGTATTATTGTATAACTTTTCTTATCTTTGTTCCATGAGAAAGATAATCACATATAAAACCTATTTCAGCGACTTCATTAAGAAGTTATCCAAGGATGAAGTAAATAAAATACGTCGTGCATTAGACTTGTTTAAGGTAGAAGATAAAATGCCACGACATTTTATAAAGTTTATACGTGATGGAGTTTATGAGTTCCGTGTAAATTATGGAAACAATGAATTCCGTATTTTTTTCATATATGACGGTGACACTATTGTGGTTCTTTTTAATGCATTCAAGAAGAAGACGCAAAAGACACCAAATAATGAAATAGAAAAGGCGTTAAAATTAAAGGAGGAATATTATGGAACTAAAAGAAATCAGTAAAGACATCTATGATGTAGATGCTTGGTTGGACGAAGGTCTTGGGAAAGAAGGTACTCCCGAGCGTGAAAAAAATCGAGAAAAGGCATGGGAGGAATATAACGCCCAAATACTCCTTGAGGCCCGAAAAAATGCACGTCTTACGCAGTCAGAACTTGCTAAGCGTATTGGAGCTGACAAAGGCTATATTTCAAGGGTTGAACGTGGGCTAACAGTTCCTACTGTTGCTACATTGTATAAAATAGCCTCTGCTATGGGGCTAACAGTGGAGTTGCGTCCCGCATAAATATGCTGTAATGGGAATAAACAATCATCAAAAAATAAATCATGGAAACATCAAACCAATACTCCGAACTATCTGTTCATTGCGGTAGCAACACGGACAGCATGGAAAAGCTAGTAGATATATGCAAAGAAGAAGCTGATAAGCTAGCTGAAACTTTATCACTTATCGAAGGTGAGGAAGTGTCCGTCCCTTTTTGGACATCAGGCCCAGGATTCCCCGAACTAATCTGCACCGGGGTATTTAAAAGGAACGACAGCGGAAAGATCAGCTACGATCTAGACTTTTCGGAATCAGTTTTGTAGTCCACCTCCCTAACCAGTCTTCGCCCGCCGGAAGGTGGGCGTTTTTGTGTTGCTGAAAAGTTAAATCGAGCGTTGTTTTAATCAATTTGCTAAGTAAATTGTTTCATTAATAAATTGTTTGCTATATTTGTACAATAAAACATCATCGATAGAACAAAAAGTTAATGAACATACTAAACACATGGCTCCAGTAATCACATATTTACTAAACAATGCTCCTTGGATAGCTGTTATAGTATTAGCAATCATTGGGAGTTGGAAACTGTCAAAGTATCATGCTAAGTTAGAAGAAACTAGGAATAAGGTTGATAGTCTTCCTTGTGATAAACATAAGGACGGTATTCGTGATTCAGAACAAAGATATAATGAACTACAACGAATTGTTACCTCTACCAATGATATGGTTGTCGAAATAAACAAATGGTTAATGAAATTTGATAATGATATGATTGATAAGTTAGCAAAGAAGGCAAGTCCCTTAAAAATGACCCCTCTTGGAGAAGTTTTATTTGAGAAATCATCAGCCAAAAAAACAATAGATAATAATATTGATTTTTTAATTAAGGAACTAGAAGATATAAACCCTCAAACAGCTTATGATGTGGAGGAAGAAGCACTAAGTTATCTTTTGAGAAACATGGGGAATGAGATGTTTGCTGATATAAAGAAATTTCTTTATTATTCCCCTGATACAATTCAATTAAAAGATCCTTCTTCTGGAGAAGATAAAGATGTGAGGCTTTCAATGCAATCTATAATCAAGCTAATGAGCATATATCTTAGAGATTTATATTTAAAGAAACACTCTAATATCGTATAATATATAAAGGCGGACTAACATCCGCCTTTCTTTTTGCCCTTTCCTTTATTCCCCAATCTATTTCTTACTTCTCACTACCATTATCGCCAATTGTCCTCTGTTTTAGCAGGATTATTATCTATTTTACCACAATTGGCGAATTGTGGTTCATTCGCAATCTGATAATTTTCATATAGACCCACCGCATTGTATTTTTATGCTGATTTAAAAAGATTTGCATAAAAGAACTAATCATGAAAGAAAAAATTTTCCAGGCTTTAAAACTAGCTTATTCAAATCTAGGGTTAAGCGATGAAATTTTGCAGGGACAGGCCGATGCTTTATCTGCATCTGGTCTAGTAACTGACGATAATTTAGCAACTGTTGTACAGGGGCAAAAAGCGTTTCTAACCTCTCTTCAGAGCGGTATTGACAAACGGGTAACCGATGCGGTCAATAAAGCAAAGGAGAAAGAGGCTGCTAGTGGGGGCGAGCAGAACAAACAGCAACCAGAAAACGAGGAGCCGGAGTGGTTCAAAAAGTACAAGGCTGAACAGGAGCAGCGTTATTCCACGTTGAAAACTGAGAATGATGCTTTTAAAGCTGAGAAGTCACGTGCAGAAAGAAACAGCCTGATCTCTTCAAAAGCAAAAGAACTGGGTATTCCTGAATGGCGAATGAAAGAAGGCTTTGCTATTACTGACGAAATGGACGAAACGGCAATTACTACCTATCTTTCAGGCATCAAACAGAATATTGTTACCGCAGGGCTTGAAACAAAAGATTCGGCATTCCCTTTATCCACTCCAGCTGAAAAAGGCAAGGAAATGGCTAGACAGTGGGCGGAAGGATTGCCAGATGCTAATTAAAAACAAATACTATGGCTATTGAATTTGAAAAAGGACAGATTAAAGGTGGATTCCCCGTGTTTTGGAGGGGTGAATGCAAAGTTCTCCCTGGGGATTTCAAACTCACGCAGACGTTTCCTGAAGGTACTTTGATCAGAAAGGGTACTCCAATTGCGTTGGATTTTGCAAAAATGGAGTGTACAGTATGTAAAGCTGTAAAGATCGTGTCTGGAGGAACTACTTCTGCTCCGAGAGTCGTAAAAGGAAGCTTGGTACAGATTGGAGATAAGCTGAAGATTGGTGATAATGAGCAGACAATTAATAACATTGATAAATCGAACGCTGATTATGATGTTGTGACATTGGCTGCTGCACTGACAGGAGCTACAGCTAATGCAATTGCTGTCGTTGGGACAGATGTGCCAAATGCGGTGGTAGAAACAGACAAGGAGTATAAAACCAATATGGATTTTCAGACTGTTTCTGCAGGTTATGATGTGATTATTCTGAAAGAAGTAGCTTATCCGATGCCAGAAGATTGGCTTTTGGGCGGATGGTGCATGAAGAATAATCCAAGTATTAAATATGTAAGACAATAAGCTATGCCGGGATTATTTTACAGCTCTATTTTTGGCGAACTGACCAAACAGGTACAGATTCGTATTGATACCGCTTCTCAATTGAGAAAGCGTTTGTTTGACCAGAATATCTATGAACGATATTTGGATTGGGACACCCCTACTGTTGGTTTGAACTTCGAAGAAATAATCGGACAGTATAACCTAAGCGTTGCAGCTGCGACCTTGGACTCTAAAGGTAAAGAGCCTATTATGGGAACCGAGGGCTTTAAAACGTTGAAGGAGAAGGTTCTTGCTCATCAAATGAGTTATTCTATGCCTATTGAGGATTATCGCAAGGTTCTTCAGGTTCTAGATTCTCGTATGCTGACTGATGAGCAGAAGACTCAGCAACTAATCGATCTCATGTGGAACAATGTTACAAAGGTGGTAAATTCTGTACAGTCCAAACTGGATATTATCTTCTTGGGTGCCCTTTCAAACAAGGGAGTGTTCACTTTTGATGCAAACAACAATCCTGAAGGTGGTGTAAGAGGCACAATTAATTATAAGATGCCATCTGAAAACATTGCTAAAACTACGGTTGATTGGGTGCAAGGAAATGAAAACACTGTAGACTGTTTTGAAGACTTGCAGGAGATTTTGGACGCTGCTCAGGATAAGGTTACATTTGACAAGATTCTAATCTCCCAAAAGAAACTGTCTTTCATTCTTCGTAATAAGAAGATGAAGCAGGTGATTTACGGTACAGATAAGATGGGAACTCCTCTGCTGCTTGGCGGATTAAATGAATTCATGCGTCAAAATGGATTTCCGGAATTTGAAATTATCAGACGTATTACCAGGATTCAAAATAATGGTAAGTTGACGGATTATCAACCTTGGAATGATAAAAACCTCGTCTTTATTCCTGCCGGTAAACTTGGAGTTATCAAGAATGCTTATGCAGATAATGAATTGAGACAAGAGCGTGGTGTTACTTACTCAAACTACGGAAGAATCCGGGTATCTCAATGGGGTAAGGGAGAAACTGACAATTCGAACGGTGTTGAGTTTACAAAGGCTCAGTCATTGTCATTGCCGGTTATCACTGAAATTAACGGTATCTACTCATTGACTGTTGAATCGTGACAACAGGTGGCTTCATAAAGCAATGTTTTTCTCCGCTTGGTGATATATCAGATGCTGGAGTAGAAAAGTTCGCGTTGGGGCTGGGGCTTGATCCGGGCTCCGATGTGGACATTAATACAAAAGTGAAGATATCCGGTTCGGTGGACAAGTTTATGGATAAGATACTTGCCCACCCTACCTCTGTCTCAGAAAATGGCTTTTCTAAGTCCTGGGGTGCTGATACATTGCTGAACTATGCAAAATATATGTTCAGGTTGTATGGCATAATTCCCAATGACGAGACTGCTTCTTTGGTCGGAATAAGTATCATTAAAGACGCATCTAATATTTGGTAGTATGTTAGAAGAGACTCCACATAAACTGCAAATGCAAGTTATTACTCCAGAAGAGAATGACGAATATGGCCGGCTAGTTTCAGGAACAGGCGGAGAATCTTGGCAGGATGTAGCTGACTGTTTCTGCCATGACAATTCACAGCAGAAGGAAGTGTCGGTAAACGGTGAGCGTTGGGTTTATAACTATCATGTTGTCTACGAGGGAAACAAGATTCCTCTAGGAAGCTGTGTAAGATGCTTGGATTCCGACGATAATACTGTTGGAGAAGGTGAAGTGAAGAAAAATGCCGAGTGTTATTCGGAAGAGTTTAAAGGTAGATGTGATATTTGGATATGATTGCAACAACAGACATCGCGAACATAATATTAAAGGATTGCAAGTCTTTTGGAATTTCTGAAGTATACCAGAGAGGTAATATACCTGAAGGTAAGGTAAATGCTGAAAGGATTGTAGTTTATCCCAAGACTCAACAGCCCGATACCTATTGGGAAAGAGGATACGTTGAAGTTAATCTTTGTGTTCCTTTATCGAGATCGGGGAAGGCCAATTTGATTCGTTTGAATGAATTGGAGAGAAAGGCTAAAGAGATGTTCAAAGATGGAGTTGTAGGGCAATATGACGGTTCATGGTATCGGTATTCTTCTGAAACTATCGGAATAGAGGAAGATAAAGAGTTATGTTGTTACTATGTGAATGTGAAATTATTATTTGAAGTATTAAACGTAAATTAAAAAGATATGAAACCGTTTATAGGAATTAAAAAGATTTGGTACGGTGATGTTATTACTTCTGCTGTAACTAAAACTAGCCTTAAAACCTGGTTAGGTACTGCTACAGAAGTTGAGAACTCTCATCAAGATACTTGGTCGTATACGGAGGATGATCCTACCTATACCGACTATATTAACGAGTTGAATGGTGACATTTATTATCGTGATGTGACGCAAAAAGGGGCTAAAACAATTGCTTTCACTATGGGAGTTTTCTCCTTTGATGACAAGGTAGATCTGCAAGGCGGAGAAAAAGTTGATACAGATGCAGGATGGGCCGCTTCTGATACTCCGGGCATTGTCAACAAAGCCATTGTCGGACAGACAAAGACCGGAAACTATATTGTATTCACCAATGCTGCGGTCATTGCTAAAGGGAATGCTGTGGAAAAGAATATTGGTCTGGGAGTAACAGCTGTTGCTATGGAAAATCCTAGCGCCGGCGTGAAGAGTGACTATATGTTCGACGGGGAAAAAGTAGATGCCGCATGAGCTGATGAGAACGTCGCATCTATGTCTTCTGATGCTTCTCTCAATTTGAATAGTTCTACGACTAAGTCAAAGCGGGTGAACGCTGGAACTGCTGTTAACTATGAGGGGAATGGAGAGGAAGATACTTCGCGATCAGCAGAAACATTATCTATATTATAAAGTGGTGAGGGGGTGAGGATTTATGTATCTCACCCCTTTTTAATAAATATCATTATGAATAAAGCAGCCATACTTATATCAGAAGCTATCACAGGAAAGGATTTCATCCCAATCATTGTAAATGGGAAAATGTATCGCGTAAATCCGCCTACCATACATAAAATAGCCGGCGCTTCGGCCTATCTCGCAGTTCTTGATGACAACAAGGATATAGCGGGTGTTATATCTTCATTGAAGGACATTTCTGTCGCTTCTAGCGCACTTTCTTGGTTTATAGATGGAAGTGATTCATTGTCCGAAGAATTGTCTCATGGGACTTTAGAAGAAGTGTTATCCGGTCTTACAGCGGCTTACTCTCTGATAGATGTGGAAAATTTTATGACGCTGTTAGGTTTAGCGAAGAACGTAGCAAATCTAACAGCAAAACAGAGGTTATAGGCAATGATTGTATGTTGGGGCAAATTGCGTCGTTCATGGATAGCCTTCATTTGTCGTATGATGAAGTCGTTTGTAAAATTCCATATCGCAATTTGATCATCATGCAAAAAGATAAGTTGCACGCTGTATACGATGGGGAGGTACTTAAGGAAGTATCTGATAAGGATTTCTTTGGTGAAAATATGAAATTCGATGAGTAATGGAAGTAACGGTTGATTTGTCGGGTCTGGACGAGTTTGTTGAAGAGGTGGATGAGTATGCAAATGAGCTTATGAAGGAAGCGGCGCATAATGCAGTTGACACTCAAAAAGAAAGAAATGTGAGTAGCAAGAAGACTTATCAGAACCATACGTGGAATCTTCGTAATGCTCCGGGAGCTGCTGTAGTTCGTGATGGGAATATTGTTTATCTATATGTTCCGGCAGATAGCGAACATGCGGGGGCCAAAGGCAAGACAGAGAACTTGCTTATATATGGAAAACTACCCAAAAACGGTGTTGTGTTCGCCGATGGAATGGAATATGCGAGCTTTGTATCTAGCAAGGGCTTTGACGTTCTGGATTCGGCAAGCCTAACCGTAGAGAAAGAGTTAAAGGAATCATTTGGAAACGAAAATGTAAAAGTCACATGGCAGGAATGAAATTTACCGCAGATATTGATGTCGAAGGCATTATAAAACTGCGTCAAGAAATAAATAAATTGAAGAATTCTCTAAAAGCTGTTGCGGGGATACCAAATAGTGATGCGGCCATAAAGCAATTAGAGAAGGAGATAGAGGCAGCTACCAAAAAATTAGAAGAGTATGAAAACAAATATCTTCAAATCCAAAAGCTGAAGCATGACATTGATTCTTCCAATGATGCAGTCAAAAAGGCAAAGAAAGAGACAGCCGCATTGCAGTATACTAACAAATGGATAGTAGCCAATACCGAAGCTGTAATTGAAACGGACAAGCAAATAAAACAGCTAAAGAAAAGCTTTGTTTCCCTTTCTGATTCAGAAAAAACAGGTTCTTCCGGAACTGGAATATTAAGACAGGTGCAGCAACTGGCAGCACAAAGGCTAGTCGAGGAGGAATCTATCAGAAGGACAATTAAGGCACAGAAGGATCAGATAATTCAGAGTAGGGCGGAAGAAGGCAGTATAACAGCTCTCAGAAAGCAAATAATCCTCTTGACTAAGGATTATGATGACCTCGGAAGAACGCGAAGAAACGGTGATGCTGGCAAAGCGTTGTTGGCCCAAATTGCAAATGTTCAGAAGGAATTGAGTGCGGCTGAACAAGCTTCTGGTAGATTTCAAAGAAATGTAGGTAATTATGCCAGTGCATGGAATGGGCTCAGTTTCTCTGTACAACAGGTGGCTCGTGAATTGCCTTCATTGGCTGTTAGTGCAAATACTTTTTTCCTTGCAATTTCAAACAACCTTCCTATCCTTGTAGATGAGATTGCTAAAGCAAGAAAAGAATATGCTGCATTTAAGGCTGAAATTGCTGCCGGAAATAAAGATGTCAAGGCTGTTGCTCCAGTTTGGCAGCAATTAACAAAGTCTCTTATAAGCTGGCAGACTGCTCTTGTTGTTGGATTAACTCTGCTTTCTGTGTATGGGAAAGAGATTATAAGCTGGATTAGCAGTTTAGGGAAAACCGCAAAAGCTATCAAAAATTTATATACAGTCCAACGAGATTTGTATAATGTAACATCTGCAGGAATAGAACAAAGTTCAAAGGAGATTACTAAGCTTAATAGCTTGTATAAAATAGCAACAGATGTAACTAAATCTACAAAAGAAAGAAATAATGCAGTGAAGGAACTAAAGAAGTCTTATCCTGAGCATTTAAAAAATCTTTCTGATGAAAAGATAAAAAATGGAGAGGTTTCTAAAGCTATAAAAGAGCAAACCAGCCAAATTGTAGCTAATGCAAAAGCAACAGCTGCAGCTGATCAGATAGCTAAGAACTGGTATAAATCATTTCAAGCTGGAGTTTCCAAGAACATAGCTTATATCACAAAACAGAGACTAGAGCAGGAGTTAGCTGCAAAGGAAGCATCGGTTCAGCAACTCTCACAGATGAGGGCTAGACCTGAAAGTTATGTTGGATTATCAAAAGAAATTGAAGGCATAAAGGATAAGATAAAGGAAACTGATAGAGAAATAAAGGCACAAGAAAATCTACAAGATTCTTATCAAAAATCGTCTAACGCCCTTGAAAAGTTAGTAACTGTATCTGGGCTAGGCGGAAAGTATGAAGACCCAGATAAAAATTATAACTCCATCATAGACCAGCAAAAGAAAATAAATGATCTACTGGATAAACAAGCCATTGAGAGAAGACGTAAAGAAGAAGATTTGGAAAATCAGGCTTTCCAAGCTCGTATTAATACGATGGCAGACGGAGAAGCCAAAATACGGGCGCAAAGGGCCTTAGACAATAAGAAGGAGATTCAAGACTTAAAGCGCCAAAGAGAAGACTATATACGCACGGAAATCGAGTATCAGAAAAAAGTCTTTGATGAGCAAGAGGAACTCAAAGCCCAAAAGACCAAAGGATATAAAAAGAAAACGTTTGATCCTACCAGTGTTTCGGTAGATACTTCCGCACTTGATTCAATCAACCAAGACACCTTAAAAGGGCAGGCTAACGATGTAGCTAAATATTATAAAGAAGTCCTTTCTAAATATCAAGACTATACAACAAAGCGATTGAATGCTGAAAAACGATTTAATAGAGATCGTGAAAAATTAGAGAAATCCGGTGCTTCTGACGCGCAACTGAATGAATTAGAATATCAGCGTACAGAGACGCTCAATTCCATAGATCAAGAATTTGCCATGCGTGAAGAGTCTTTCCAGTCGTGGGCCAATAGTATTGCAGATTTAAGCCTGAAAGAATTACAACGGTTATTGGCTGAAGCGGAACGGGAATTGGAGCGAACGGAATTTCTCACGCCTGGCAGTGAGGGATTAGCTACTCAACGGGCAAAAGTAAATGCACTAAAGCAGCAGATCGGCAAGGCTAATAAAAATACAACTTCCCCTGATAAACGTAGTGAAAAAGAGTGGAAATCTTTGTATAAAGTTCTTTCTAAGGTAGAAGAGGAATTTGACAAAATAGGAAATACCGTAGGAGGGACTGCGGGAGAAATCCTTTCTGCTGCCGGGAGTATAACGTCATCAACTTTACAAATGATTGATGGTATTACATTACTTGCCGAAAGTTCAGCAAAGGCAATGGAAGGAACCGCTAAAGCGGCATCTTCGGCCATTACAACAGTAGAAAAAGCATCTGTAGTTCTCGCTATTATCGGTGCGGCCTTGCAAGTTGCGACTAAAATAACAAGCTTATTTGATGATAGCGAAGCCCAACAAAAAAGATATGAAGAATATCAACGTCGACAGGAGGGCTACTGGCAGGCTATTAACTACCAAACCGAACGTTATCTGGAATTGCTGAAGGAAGCAGCAGCAAATGATTATTTTGAAATAGCCGGCAAATCATTGACCACACTTGAAGATGCAAGAAAAAAAGCTTATGAAGATATCATAAAATCTATGCCTGTTGGTGATGTTGACCATACAACATTAGGGCTTGTTCAACTGTTTAATCATGGAAAGTTTCTTGATTTTAGACAATATCCAGATGCTAAGGAAATATTTGATTTTATAAATGCTAATGGAGGATATGATTTAGATAATAAACTCATATCAGAGGAAGCAATATGGGCTATGAAAAATAATGCTGATATTTGGTCCAAATTGCCTGATTGGATGCAGCAAGCCATTGATAAGTTCGTAGAATTAAATGACCAAGCAAAGGATTTGGAAGAAACCTTAAATAAAGATTTGTTTCAGGCAACATCGCAGAGTATAGAAGAAGCCATCTTGGAAGGGTTGAAAGGTGGGAAAAGGGGAATAGCTGACTTTGGAGAAGACTTCGAAGAAATAATGCGTAACGCCTTGTTACAGTCATTTGTTATTGACCAGTTACGTGGTAAAGCACAAGAATTCTATAAAAAATATACTCTTTTGGCCGATAGTGATAATAATGGAAAGTTGGATTTAACAGCAGAAGAGATAAGCGACCTTAGAAAAGATTGGAATGATATTATAAGAGCTGCTACAGAAGAAGCAAAGAATATTGATGCTATTGTTGGTGGTTCTTCCTCTTCATCTCAGGAATCTTCCAAGAAAGGCTTTGCTACAATGTCTCAGGATTCTGCTGACGAATTGAACGGACGCTTCACCGCCCTTCAGATCGCCGGAGAGGAAATCAAGAATCAGAATCAACTTCAAACAATGTCTATTCTTGACTTGAAGGCAGGTATGTTGTCCATAGGTGCAAACACGTCTGGAATAAAGGATATTGCAGGAGAGACAAGGGACCTGATACGGCTTTCCTATGAGGCTATAACAGACATTCGAGACAATACTAACGTCATGGTGAAGCCTATACAGCAGATGGCGGCTGATATTGCAGAGGTCAAACGAAATACTAATGGGTTATCAAAAAAGTAAAAAGAAAGGCGGATGTTAGTCCGCCTAATTACTTATTGAATGTGTTGAGCTCTCCTTCAAGCTTATCCAATTTATCGGAGTGCTTTGATTGAGCTATAAGATGGATATAGTGATCACCATATATCATATCTTTTAAAATAATAGACTTATTTATAAACTCCCCCTTATGATGTCGAGTCGCTCTATCAAACATAGAAGTAAATAAAAAACTGCGGTATTGTTGATATGACATTTTTCCTCTAGTATCTCTTTGTTTTATTGGGTCTTTAGAACAATAAAAATATAGAATAACATCATTTTCATCCAAAAAATTGAAGAGTATTGACGCTATTTTATTTAAGGTTCCTGCATTATTAATAATTTCTGTCTTTGACATTGAAATCAGAGCTATATCTACAATTTCAATAGTCGAATCAATTGGTATATTCTTACAGTCAGTAAGCTTTAGAAGGTATTGGTGTCCGTCAGAGCACTCAATAGGCAGTGTGATATTCATTACTTTTTCTTAGCGGGGAAATACTTATCCTTTTTAGTTAAAAGTTCATTTTTGGTTTCACATTTCCTACGCTCCAATTCTCTCACAAATTCAAGAAGCTTTTGTGATGGTTTTTCGATTACTAATGGGTCCTGTGTGTAAGATGAAGTTTTCATATTTAATTCTCCTTTGTTTGTAACGTGTCATAGTCACGCTATTTTGATGTTGCAAATATAAATAATACAAATCAAGATTGATTGATTGATTAGCAGATTAACTATTTATACTATCGGTTTTTAATAGTTTTTAATAGTTTTGGATAGTTGGGAAGATAATCCTTTTATTTAAGCATAATTTCGCACATTTCTTATATTGTGGGATTTTTGTTTGTAAAGTAGAGATGGTTCAGCTATAAATTTACGACATTTGTCAAAGTACGAATTATCAAAAAAGTAATATTATGACAGGAGACCTACTAATCAATAACAAAGATGCCTACACGATGTGGGGAGTCAATATGGGAGATGGATTCATAGAAGCTATTTACGCTCCACTCCCTATGAAAGATGTGATTGAAAACAAATCGCGTCTACAAGACGGGAAAAGAATTATAATCGAGAACAGAAAGGTGGACGAACGGGATTTGACTCTTACATTTACACTGAAAGGAAGTTCCCCATCCGATTATACAGCCAAGTACAAGGCGTTTCAGAATGAGATAACAAAGGGGGAATTTACAGTCAAAGTTCCGGCATTAGGTGAAGAGGTTTATCATCTATACTATCTCCGGTCAGCATCTTTCGGCTTCAATACTGCAAGAACGTTTTCAAAGATTTCAGTTAAGCTGAACGAGCCGAATCCTGCGAATAGGGAATAAAGTTACCACAATTCGCCAATTGTGGTTTATAGAGTTGCCGGATTTTATGTTTTGATGTTTCTATCAACGAACTTTGTGATATGGCAGAATTAATAGACATCAAAGACATATCCGGCAACATTCGTTTTTCTACTTCTATCAACGAAGGATCAAAGCGGCACTTTCTTCTGATGAAGGAAGACTATATAACTTTGAAGTTTTCTCTTGCAGATCCTATCTACTTTCAACTAGGAGATGGTATAGATAACGAAATTGGCATGTTTGAGCTTGTAGATTTGTACAAGCCCACCTATAATTCTACGAGCGGTGGTTATGATTACGAACTCCGGCTGGACGCCTACTACTGGAAGTGGAAAAACAAGAAGTTTTTCTATACTCCGGAGAGTACCGGTCGCGAGGCGAGCTGGAACCTGACAGCCACCCTTGACGTTCATCTTAAAGTCTTCCTTGATAACCTGAAATCACTCGGATACAAATATAGAGAAGAGGATTTTAAATATGAGATTGATACTACGGTTGAAAACACTTCCAAGCTCGTTTCGTATGATAGCGTAAACCTGATTGATGCCCTTACCCAAATGGCGGAGACATGGGAGTGTGAATGGTGGATAACTGATAAGACAATCCATTTCGGACGTTGCGAATACAGCTCTCCCGTAGATTTCAAGGCCGGAGATTTGACAGATACTGAGGATGTAAACGTAAGCTCCATGCAGCGTAGCGATAGTCAGACGGTTTTCGCTACTCGTGTTTATGCCTTTGGTTCAACGCGAAACATTCCTTCTACTTACCGTAAGAATCTTATTTTTGATGTCAAGCAGGCAAACGGTAGGGAAATATCCGATACGGCAAGACCGCTTGATGTAAAGTATTTCCCAAGTCGCGTCGTTCACAAAGAAGAGTATTCGGTAAAGGAAAGTATAGGTAGTGGCAGTTTTACTGCATCTTATGTAGAATGGACGCATGACACTGATATCGTAGCTTCGTTACCTGCAGGGGATTATAAGGTTTCATCAGGAGATGGCATATCAATTAATGTATCCACAGTTATTCCTTCAATCGGATCAGGACGTTCTTTTCTTCCTGCCGGTGATTATGTTTTGAGGGCATCTTATGTCTATAAATTATCTGGTGTAACTAAAGAAGTTTCTATAGGTAATCAAACGGTTACCTTATCCCAAGAGCAGCAGTACGAAGTCTCTGCTGTGTTTGCTGTCGCTTCTTCTTTGCAGATTGAAGGAAATGCTACTGATTTAAAGATCAGGATATACGCACATGTCCCATCCCGTGAATCCTCTATTCTGAATGATTCTTTCTCGGCTTATGTTTCGTATGATATAACTCTATTCAAAGGATCGTCAGCAGATGCTACAGTGACCTTTCTTTCCGGACTAAATTCGGGCAAGACATTCTCCTGTGTATATAATCCGGACCATTTAATCGGTGATTCCGCTAACGTAATACAATTGCCTAGCGGAGTAACGGCCTCGCTCGGTGATAGATATACAATTGACAACATCATTAAGGGAAAGGTTCCTGACAGCTACTTTAGCAAAGATGACAAGGAGCTTACTTTAAATGGTGTGGTCCAGAAACGTCTTATGCTCCCGGAGGAAGTTCCTTATGTGGATGCTTACCGTTATAGTCCTACAGGAGAACGTATATACATTGGTGAAACTCATTATGATGACAATAATAATGTGGAGATGTCGCAGGAAGAAGCTGTAGAGGGAATTGTCATCTTTGAAGATGAATATCCCAAATATGTCGGCACATTATCAAATGTAACATACCGGGAGGAAGATGAACTTGACGAGGATGACAATCCAACAGGAGACAAATATCGTATCTATACGTTCAAGGATGCAGGACTGAAGAATTTTACAAATGACTTCCGGCTGGACGGAGAAAGTTTCCGCTTAATCTTTCAGACAGGAAAACTCGCGGGCTTGGACTTTGAGTTACTTCTGCAGGAGAGTGATGATTCCGGTACCACTTTCGAAATTGTACGTAATGAGGATTACGGTCCCGACCGTTACCTTCCTGACAACATTTTGTTTCCTGCTAATTCTGACACATATGTTCTTTATGGTTTTGATACGGCTTATGTTTCAGAGGAATTGATTCCGGAGGCCGAAGATGAGTTATTGAAAAAGGCAAAAGACTATGTAAAGAAGTCTATGATTGATCCTTCCACCTACGATTGTGATATGGACCCTGAGTTCATCTATAATAATGAGAATATTATCACCTATGAGGTGGGAGACAAAGTTAACCTGATCAATAAGGCTTTCTTTCCTAAGAGCAGACAATCCAGAATAATTGGTTTTGAGTGGCCGCTGGATATTCCTTACGATCATCCAATTTATACGGTTGGAGAGACTGCCTCATATTCGCGTATAGGCGAGATAGAGAGTAAACTTGATTCTCTTACATACAAGGGACAGGCATATACCGGTTCTGTGTCAGGAAGTGGAGGAACGAGTATATATCTCATCGGTTTGAATGACAAGACTGTTCCTACGGATCGCAATACATTTTCGGCAAAAAGAATTATTGATGAGATTGAACGTCGCTCCCTTAGCAGCATTGAAGATGACAAAGCAGAAGGATTGATAACTCTCGGTAAGGGATTTGTGTCGGAAGGATTTTCTGCAGCTAACGGTGGCCTTGTAGTTCGTGGCGGAGAATTGATAGAAGAAGTTGAAGATTCATTGATTGAAGAATTAGAATAATATGGCAATACTAAGTAACGGTAAGTTCTACGGATTTCTTTGTTCTGTGAAAGCGACAGGACGTAAGTTGTCGAACGGCGTAAAGGAATACGTCGAAGACTTCGTGTCCGGATTTGCCGGTCATGGATGGAAGCTGTGGGAGTATATCAAGGGCAAATGGAAGCTGGAGATAGACGCATTGCTCGTTCGCGGTCAGTTCACAGTATTTGAATTACTGATAAGTAAAATTCGCTCCATAATGGGGGCGCAAACTATCAGCCAGGGACAGGGGAAGGTTAAATCCGCTCGTATATCCGATGATGGAACGGAATACTTAATAGAACTGGAAGATGAGGATGTAAGCCTTGTCGCCCATGATTTTATACGTTGCCAAACATTTTCCGGCACTGATTTGAGAATGTATCATGTGGAAATTGAGTCTGTTGATCTGTCAACGAAAACTCTTCATATTCCTTTATCAGAATTCAATCTGGATGATTCGGGAAACGTCCTTAATCCTCCTAAAGCGGGAGATGATCTTGTTCAGTTTGGGAATTCTCAAAATAAGGACAGGCAGTCTGCTATTTATCTGCATGCAGATGAGAATGGCCAGCCTGCGATTGACGTCATGTTTGATATTGACTCAAAAGATTGGACCAATAAGATTAAAATCCGCGTAGGTGGGGATATACCGGGAACTGAGGGGCTTAAAGGATTTTACAGTATAAACGGAATGATAAAAGCTGTAGATGAAAATGGCGCTCTTATCTATGGTTTATATCCTGATGGTACTGTAAATATAGGGAAAGGTAATATTGTTTATAATCCTCAGAACAATAAGGTTACATTAGGTTCCGGCGTTACCCTTAGCTGGTCTAATCTGGACGAGGAAGCAAAGGAGAATCTCAAGGGCGAACCGGGTAAAGATGGACAGCCCGGTACGGATGGTAAACCGGGTACTGACGGTAAAGACGGTACAAGCCTCATTTTTATGGGGGAATTCTCTTCTGCTCCGGCAAATCCTCAGAACGGATACTGGTATCGTAATACTACCGACAAGAAATGCTACGTATACCAGGATGGCGCATGGTATGTGATGACTGAGGATGGTAAGAATGGTCTTGACGGAGAAGGAAGCATCTCTGCTGATCTTGACGATGAAATGCAGTCTGTTGCTTGCTCTCTGGACGGGACAGTGGTATCCGGTTTGCCCATCACAACAACATTCTCTATGTTCTACGGAACAACCGAGCTTCCTCTTGATTCTCTTTCTGTAGGTAGCATTACAGGCGTGACAGCAACGGCTGATCGTAGCACGGGGATAGTTAAGGTAACAGCTATTACTGCTGCGGTGGCTGATGTAATTCGTATACCCATAACGGGACGGGTAACATACAAAGGTTCTCAGTATGAACGTACCCTGCATTTATCGATAAACAAAGTGAAGCCGGGGGAGAATGGAGAGAATGGGACCGACGGAACAAATGGTCAGAACGCGGTCATTTACTCGCTTCAGCCATCGACCAATATCATAAAGAGAGATGCTGACGGGAACAGTGACGTGTCTAAGATATCCTGTCGGGTAATGAAGACCGACGGAACTTCTACTGTCGTATCCTCTCTACCGGTTGGCTACTCAATGGACTATATTATAGACTCAGGGAATGCGACTAGTTATACTCCGGATAAGCAAATATCCGTCTCCGGGATAACAGAGAAGATACAGTTCCGGCTTTACAATGAAACATCGGGAGTAGTACTGATCGACCGCGAAACGATTGCTGTTGTCTCAGACGGGAAGAAGGGGCTTGACGGTATAAATGGTGAAGATGGTAAAGACGGGCTCAGTATTACGTGGAAAGGGGATTTATCAAGCGCTCCTGCCAATCCTCAAAAAAACTGGGCTTATCGCAATACCAGTAATGGTATCGTCTATATCTATAACGGCACCGCTTGGGAGTTGATGGTTGCGGACGGTCAGGACGGAACAGATGGTACTGACGGCACGGATGGCCTGAGTGTTTTCATTACATACCATGACAGCGAAGATGAACCATCCCGTCCGACTGGAAGCGGAACAAGCGGAGGATGGCACACTAACGCAACAAAAGATGTTGTCTGGATTTCTCAGAAAGTCGCTTCAAGCGCTTCTTCCGGCACATGGGGTGATCCTATACGATTCAAGGGATTGCCGGGAAAATATACGGAGCTACGGTATAAGTATGCTTTCGGAAAGCCTGCTACGCCTACCGGTACAAATCCGGCAGGATGGTCCCTTTCTCCGGATCGGGAGGATATTACCTTCTCGTATTCGGGTAACTTTACAAAAGACGGTGATTACTATGTCTCTCCATCTCCTACATCTCATTCCTCGACATACAAGCAAAGGGTGTCATTTACGACAAGAAGAGCTAATCAGATGATACATATAGAGATTGATGTATCATCCGAGCAGAACTACGACAAGGGTATCGTAGAAGCCCTTGATACGTCCTATCGCATGGACAACGAACATGCCTGGGAGGGAAGTGGAGTAACCAATGCGGTGGTGGATATTGCAGTGCCTACAGCCGGCAGTCACTTTGTTGAGATTGTATATACGAAAGACGGCAGCACAAGCAGTAACGAGGACAGAGTCAAGTTCCGTATGCTCGATCCTACTACCTGTTGGTATTCGACTGCGGTGATTGATGGCGAAACGTCTCCTTCCTGGAGCGAACCTGTCATATTCCCAACGGACTCCAAGACCGAGGAGCAGGTTTACCTGCTTGCAAAGTCTAAGCGTAATGTTATTGACCTCCCGACATCCAACGAATACGTTAACGAATACATTGGTGATGCTCCTGAATATAGTAGCTCAAAATTCTATTCGGCAGGTAACATAGTAAAATACAATAATGTATACAAGGTAGCTATTCAGGCGCATTCGGGGATTGCTCCGACCAATGAAGCATACTGGGAAGATGTGCTATGGTGGGTGGATAATCCTCGTGGAGCATCGGAAACTTATCCTTATGAGTACACTTGTGAACGTACTCTACAGGATGGAAAGTGGGGAGAGTATAAGAATTATCACCTGTTTGGGCATTACGGGAAGGACGGCGAACCGGGTGCAGATGGAAAAGATGCGAATCTGCTTCCTTGGGTGGAACAATGGAATAATAATAAGACACTGATAGATGGCGAATATATCGTATCTCCGAAGATGTTTTCCGGTACAAAGGATAGTGGTGGGAAACTGACCGGTATTGCATTAGGAAGAGATTGTATTACAGTCGATGGAGAGAAAAGAACGGGAATCTTTGCTCTTGTGGGTGGAAATATTGTATTTAAACTTGACCCAATATCCGAAGAGTATGAGTTTCAGGGTAGTGTGGTGGCAGATTCAATTACAATGAAAGATTTTGCACATCTTTCACAGGCTATATTTAAAGGAGACTTTATGTTCTCTCAACAAGGAATAGATGCTGATGGGAATCCAACCTCCAATTATCAAGAATTTAATCAGGAAAATCCGCAGGGTGGGAATTTTAAACCTAATCTGGCATTCAATCTTAAAACAGGGGATCAATATTCGAATGGGGGACATGTATATGGATTTGCGACCAATACTCCTATACAAGCTAATGGTACTTCAGTAGATCCCGACAAGGTTGCTTACAGTAAAGTGAACATATTATTTAGCGGAACTTCTTCCTTGCGTTTGCCTAATGATAAGAAGTTTGATGGAGTTGAATTCACAATTGTAAGTACTGCTTCCCGATCATTTGATGGTAGTGCAAATATTTATAGGGAAGGTGGAGGAGATACTAATTACTCAGCTACAGGTATACACTACAAAGGTGTAGAAATTAGGACGTGCTATATGAGATCGGAAGGGTCATTTATAAGGTTGATCGCTCATTGGAACGGTTCTAAATTAAAATATTACGTAGTCGGTCATAGTGATAATTTTGCCATGATTGAGCCTATTTTAAACACTCAAGGAGCAAGTGCAACACTGGGTATATGGTTTGTAGATCGAGTTTATACATCAAGTACTAGCATGCGAGTCTATTATAACGATATTAATTTATTCTTATTTATGCTCAACGTGTATAGTGGAAAAGACGCTCCTAATACTGGTGGTTTAAACTTTACTTCTCCAAGTAGTTGAGTTTTGTTCAATGTATAACAACAAAGAATCAAGATAATATATATGCGAGTAAAAGGAACGATAATCAAAGCAGTCATCTCCATCGACCTTCCTTCTGGATTGACGATGGACGATATAGACTTCTCATGCCGCTTCTTTGTCTATTACTGTTCGAATGCGTCACAGATAATAAAGAAGTCTGAGATGATCCGCGTCAATGAGAATAGCTACACCTGCTACATAGACACAAAGATAATCGGTACGGGTGAAATATGGCTTGAGACTACGGCTTATCTCCCAGACTCTGATTACGAAATCGGTACAAGAGTAGAGATCGACAAGATAAATACTGGCATAAAGACGGTGTGACATGGGATGCATATCTGTACATATAGAGGCGATTAAGGGCATTGGAAATGTATCGGTCAAGGCTGATGAGATGAAGGTTTCCGCTTCGGCAACGGGCATGAAGGTGTCGATAGGGGTTGTCTGTGATGTTGGTAAACAGGCTTATCTAAAAGTTGACCCTGATTACATATGGCTGATGCCTTCGAACAACTTTGAGGATAACGTCGATGTGTTGTCCAATGTGGTATGGCATGCTGTGCAGGAAGAATGATATAGTTAATTGATTTGTTTTATTTAAATTTTGTATTATGGCAAAACCTAGTTGGTTAAAATTAAATCCGTCTACCGGATCTGGTAACGGAACAATTGCGAATAGCGCGGACGCTCATACTGGGCGTACAGCTCGTACTGGTACAGTAACGGTTACCGGTGTTGGTGTTTCCACTCCTTCAACTTATAAGGTGACTCAATCTCCGAAATCTGAGTTTGCTTCTTTTGATAACGGTTCGGAAATGTCTGCTCCCAAGACAGCGGGTACTGTGACCGTAGAGGGTAAAACAAACTCTTCGAAATTGACGTTTGCATGGGCGGGGAGTGTAGTTGATGTTACCTTGCCTGCAAAGTATAATGCCAATGGAACGCAGACTAACAATGCGGCTACTATCTCTGGTGATCCGGGAGCTACCGCAGAGTTTCCCTTTTCTATTGAATTGGAATTTCCTAAAAATGATACTATCGAAGAGGTCGTTAGAACCTTAAAGGTGACGGCCAATGGCGGACAAGCTGCTCAGATTGCTATCAAACAGGCTGCCGGTGATGCTACATTGTCTGTTTCTCCGGCTGAGATTACTATTCCTCAGAGTGGATCTGCTGTATCCGTTAATGTTACGTCTAACACTTCTTGGACTGCTGCGTAATGAGCATACAGATTCCTTGGAAAGAAGGAGAAGGCAACATCGTTATCACTCCCGGTTCCAATGGGACCGCAAGCGCATCAAGCGATGTTGCCAATGAAGGACTCGACAGGGAGCAGACTGTTGTGTTTAGGACAACTAATAGTGGAGTACAGGCATCTGTCTCCACTACCATCTCGCAAATAGGAAAGAGGCAGGCATTTGCTGTTGCTGAAGGACGTTTCTTGCTGTCGGATGGAAGTACGTTTAATGTGATTAAAAAAGAGTTTGCATGAGTGATTATAATAGCGGATTTACAGGAGATAGAGTTGTAGAATTACTGAACATGATTCCCAACTTGGCAAAGGCAGACTTGTCTAACGCTATGACTCTATCCTTGGGCATGAACGGATATGCTAAGTTTAATAATGGTTTATTGATTCAGTGGGGATACAAGTCAAGCTCAAGCAACGACACCTATGTGTATTTACCACTATCATTTTATAATACCAGTTATGTTCCTGTGATTACCTACTACGAACCGGGCAGCGGTATGAATGTTGTTACTGGTTTTATAATATCGGTAGGTACAAACCTTTTTAGAATACGTAGTAGATATACCGTTGGGGATAGTAATGGTACTGGCGCGGGAACTAATCCTTTTTATTGGATAGCCGTCGGGCGTTGGAAATAAATAATATTATGGCAAAATATTGGAAACAAGGATTCTACGATGAGCTGCAAGAAGGCTCAGTAGAGATAACGGAAGAATACTGGCAGGAGTTGCTGGACGGTCAGTCATCCGGAAAGGAAATAAGGGAGAACGAAAGCGGCTATCCCGTATTGGTTGATCATGAGTATACCCTTGATGAACTAAAAGAGATGAAGATAGCGGATATTAATGCTTATGACAAGTCAGACGCTGTGAATTCATTCACTCTCTCCGGAAAGAGAATGTGGCTTACCAAAGAGGACCGCGTAGGTCTTGTTAATTCAATCAATATTGAGAAGCAGGCCGGAAGACTGGATACCGTTTTATGGTTTGATGCGGTAAAGTATACGATACCTGTTTCAAGTGCTCTCCTTATGCTGAACTCATTAGAGTTATATGCTCTTGATTGCTATAATGTGACGCAGCAGCATATTGCTATAGTTCGGGGATTGCAGACGGGAGAGGAAGTCGAGTCTTACAACTACAAGACCGGTTATCCGAATAAACTAGAGTTTTCATTATAAACAGATAAAACTATGATTTTGACACTACTATCATTATTGGTTTTCGCATCTTATGTTGGTGTGATGATTTACAAGACAAAGGGTATTCCTTATTCTATTTCCGATACCTATTACATTCTGAGTAACAGGTATTGGTTCGGTATATGCATGATTCTCCCGTCTTTGCTGTTACTTCCGGCCGCATTGGATGCAAGTACAGAAAACAGTCAGTTCCTGATCTTTCTTTCTGTAGTCGGAATGATTGTATTGGGAGTATCCCCGAATTTTAAAGGAGCACACAAGAAAGCTCATATAGCCGGCGCAGTGATGTCGCTTGTATTCTCCCAGATATGGGTAGGATGCAATTCGTGGTACTGGCTGCTGCTATGGGCTGCATTTCTGATTTACGCAATAACGTTTGTAATCAAGAATTGGTCAGGAAACCTTATATGGGACCTGACGGCATGCAAATCGATGTTCTGGATTGAGTTAATTTCATTGCTAACCGTTTATTTGACTTGTTTGCTATGAAAGAAGCTATAGTACATACAACTACAGGCGGATTTGCGGCAATCGCTACCGCATTTGTTTCCGAGTCATTGCAGAATATGATTCCGTGGCTGATTGTATCATGCGCGGTAATCCTGTGCGACCTTCTCTTCGGTGTCAGAAAAAGTATGCTAATGGGTGAAAAAGTCAGATTCTCTCGTGCAATTCGTGCGACTATGGGAAAGATGGTTACTTATTTTGCTTTTGTCTGCATGGTCTGCATGATCACTGTAGCAAGTCATAGTGAATATCCTATTGATGTATATTCCTGCTTATTGGTATGCTTCATCGAAGGATGTTCGATTGTCGGCAATATATTGAAACCAAAGGGGATCAATATAAATGTAATTGGAGCTTTGGGAGTCTTTGGAAAGAAGGTGTTCAAGGTTGATAAAGAAGATGTGAAGGAGATTATAGAAAAGGAGAAGTAAGTATGAATTTATACACTATTATTTATGTTCTTCCCTTTTTGCTTTTTATCATACTCTATGCATTTGCGGAGAATAAGCCCAAAAATGGCAAAAGGAGTGTAAAGAATCGCAGAAGCTTGAAGAAACGTAGTTAAAGCATGTTCATATCCTAGGATGTAATCTGAAGGAGATATAAGTAATTTAGACGATGTCACTAATATGGGAAGAATTAGTATAAAGGCTTCTAGTTTGTATCTTCTTTTTGATATAGAAGAACATAGACATAACCATATAAAAGAAAAGTAAATGGATAATATAGAAGAAGTTGCCGTAAATATGATTTGCAAATATACATCGAGAGATTTAAACTCTGGTATATATAAATACAAAATAGAAAAGCATAGTGGCAGTTGTATGCAAAATCCTGTAAATACATTCTTTTGTTCAGCGTTATAGCTTTTTATTAATTCTGAAATATCCATAGGTGTATCATTTTTTGCAAAAGTAATAAATTATAAAATAGAAAATGAATATGATAAATAAAATCAGCGCACTAGCCGGCAAGCTTCTATCCATGATAGGCATAGACGGCATGGTCCACATTATAGTATGCCAGAATTTGGTTATGTGGCTATCAAAATATATTCCGCTATGGTTAGCGGTCGCTATAACCGTTGCGATCTTTATTCTGAAGGAAATATACGACAAGTATTGTAAGAAAAGCGAGTTTTCCATCAAGGATATTATCTGTGATTGCGGAGGTTTGGCGTTGGGAGTATTAACATTAATTTTATAGGAGGAAACATATATGGCAGATGTGAAGAAATTGGCACCGTTTATTCTAAAATGGGAAGGCGGTTTCGTTAATGATCCGGATGACTTGGGGGGTGCTACTAATATGGGTGTAACAATCGCTACCTATGAAGCGTATTGCAGAAAGAAAGGCTATCCTAAGCCTACGATAGAGCGATTGAAAGCTCTTACTAAGGAAGAGTGGACAGAGATCATGAAGACGATGTACTGGGACCGGTGGAAAGCAGACGAGATCAAATCACAGTCTGTCGCAAATATCCTCGTTGATTGGGTGTGGGCATCCGGTATTCATGGTATCAAGATACCGCAGGAATTGGTTGGTGTAATGCCGGACGGAATTGTCGGACCAAAAACTATAGCGGCAGTTAATTCTAAGAATCCACGCGAACTGTTTGATCAAATTAAGATTGCTCGCTTTGATTTCATAGAGGACATCTGCCGGAAACGTCCTGCAAACAACAAGTTTAAACGTGGATGGCTGAACAGAGTTAACGATATCAAATTTGAATCATAATAAGAGGAGGAATAATCATGAAAGAAACAGCTATAACCTTTACGAAGGGTGAGAAGAATTATGTAAGCGATGCCGTTCAGGTAAATTCTGCGGAAGTAGGATTGCAGATTACATTTGAAAAAGGTGGTAAGCTTTGGGTGTATATAAGCTATGACGGAGAAAACTTCTCTTTTGTAGAGAGCAGAAGTTACGATAAGAAATTCGCTCGTCCGATCGTCGGCCTTATCCCCGGGCAATATCTCAAAATCGAATGTGAAACAGAACCGGTAAAGGCTTCTATCTTTGAATCGGAAGAATAATGGACGCAATAGGATTAAATCCAATTAAGCTTGATGCGATAGGGCTTGATCCTATTCGCATGAATGCGATACGCTTAGGAGTTCCGGGAGCTTCTTCCGGTTCCGCCCGTCCCTACATCGACCCCGACTTGCTCAAGCACGTCAAGATGGCCATCTCCACCTGGGGCAAGTCCAACGACGACCCCGACCGGGCAATCTTGAAGGACTTGTCCGGCAACGGGAACGACATGCGCCTGCTGAACTTCGGATTTGCAGAGGGCAGTGGATATGGGCTGTATGGAACTGATTTTACTACTTATCAAACTGTTCCTGCCTCTGTAGAAGTTGTTAGAACACATAATAAACTATCTGCTACAAATCATGGCATTATAGGTCATATGATTATCTATAAAACCATTGAAGATTCTTCTAGTTATCCGGATACTCCTGCTTTTAAAATAAAAGTTACTAATTTAACTAGCGAATTAAGATACTTTTATGTTAGTGAGACCAATACGGCTATCAGAACTTCAATTGCTATTACTTCTGATGGAGTGTATGATTTGCCTGAATCTAAGAATACATTATTTAATGGCACAGAACCTATTAATATTGGATTCTCAACATCCGCCGGCGGTTCTGTTACTATCGAGCAACTCCCCGACTTCGAAGGCTGGCTATGTACAGACGGAGTAGACGACATAATCGAGTCCGTCAAGCCCGTCTCTGAGATGTTGGAGGGTAGCAATGAGATTACGGTGGTGAGTATTATTCATCAGATATCAACTCCAAATACCAATAATTATACTAATGTAATTAGAACTAAAACTGATTCTTATGGTGTTTCTATCGCAGTAGGGAAAGATGTAAGCAATGGTAAAACAGGAATATATGGATATACGGTAAAAGAAGGTAGTGCTACTATTATTAATTCAATATTAGGAGATAAAGCTGATTATACCCTTAGATACAACAATATTAATGCAAATATTGATTCTAAATTTTTTGTACAGGGTTGGTATCTTAATGGAAGTTACAGAGAATTATCTCAGATCGCTTACGCCGGAGGCTTCATCGCCAACAAAGTCCTGACCACCGACGAAATCAATCAGATCATCTCCTATTTCAACTTGGACCGTCCAGGACAGATCATCAAGCCTCAATTATACTACAACATCAAGAAGCAGGGCATCACTAACGAGAACCACGCAGAGTTCAACGATCAGTTGATTGACTTCATAAACGGTCACAACATCCAGTTAAATAATATCGGCTGGGAAGGAGAGAGTGGCATCAATAGCTATCCGGTTGTGTTTGGTGCTAATAAAACTTGGAATGCTCAAGGTACTAAAGAAGATGATAAATATTATATTTATACTAGTAGTGCTGATAAGTATAATATTACACAAATTAAAATTAGTAGTTCTTTATTTTATAGTTATATAAAAAGGAATGGAGAGTTAACTAGTGATAATAAAGATATACCATCTTTTAAACTTAAAGTAACTGGATTAGACTATGATAAATTTTACTTAGTTTATTATTATTTAAAATCATCAGATGTAGAAGTTAAGAATGTTACTAATATTACTTCTGATGGAATTTATGAATTGCCTAAATCGTTTGCTAGTGACGGAAGTTTAACTGAAACTAATTCTTACATAGGATTAAGTTTTATTAGAAAATCAGCGAATATTCCTGATATAGTAAAAAATGTAAATGTTACTATCGAAGTCCTCCCTACCATCGAACACGCTCTCAGCCTAGACGGAATTAACGACTTCGGCAAGGTAACCGGTCTCCCTGTTTTGAAGGACTATACGGTTGCTGCCGATTATGAAAGAACTAGGATAAATATCGGCTCTAATGGTGATGCTGCTGTATTATCTAAAGCTGAATCACAGAACAATGGAGCTTTTATGTTTAATACTATATCCAATAATGGAGAAAAAATTTCTTATTCTTTCGGAGGTAGAAATATAATTAATACAGATGATACAATAAGAAGAATTTTTTATCAGTCTAAGTATATAAATAATGGTCAATACATAAATATTATACCAACATTTGTAGATAGTGATAAATTATGGCTTGGTACATATAGAGACAACGATACTAGATTTGCTAAATTAGCATTATGGTCTCTCATGCTCTTCCCCTACAGCCTCTCCGAGTTCCTGTTGGAGAGACAACTGAGAAAATACAAGGCAGGCACTCTGTATCCGGATATGATTGAGTTTAGACCGATTGTAAAGAGTAACATCCCTTACTCTTCAATCTCCTACTCAGTTAATCCGGGAGAATACATTGCCGAAGGTAGTACAGTAACTATCACTATAACCTTGTCAAACGCTTCTGATAAACTAATAGGCGTATCATCTAACGCCATCAGCGACATATCCATCTCTGGGGATAATGGTGTCTACGAGATAACCGGAAAGGTCACCAAGTCTCCTCAGAAGATCAACATAGTTATCTCCAGCTACTTGACAATGTTGGAAAACGATACTTTAATTTCAAACGAAACATTAATTAAAAACGAATAATATGGAAAAGATATTTGATATAGCAAAGGACTCCGAGCAAAAGTGGGGAGTTATTGCGCAAGGGATAGATGGGAATTTTGAGGAGTTAAGCCTCAAAGTGGACGGAACGCGGAGGATTACTGGTAAGGATTTCTATAATGGAGTGTATGAGTATGGAACCGGTATCAAGGATAGCAGGTATAATGTTGTATGTGGTCCATTGAAAATCTCTGTAGGAGAAAAAATAAACATTGTACCTTCTGGCACAACAAAAATGGGAGCAAGAATATTCGACAGCGAGAATCTCGCCAATGCGACTACGTTGAAGAATACAATTGATATATTATCAGAATATGAATATATCTCAGAATTTGACGGATATATTCTTTTTAGCGCAAACGACACAAGAGGTGTTGTTATTTCTGCTGAAACATGCACAGTTTCAATTTTGCTTGTCAACAATTTAACAGATAAGACAAACGACAAGATTGAAAAGTTAGAAGAAGAAGTTTCAAAATTAGATGTTAATATATGTTGCTCTCCATTTTCTCACGTGAATACGACGATAGTAAACGATTGCCAGCATAGCGATTCGTATGAATTGTCAAACGGAGAAATTGACGCAACAAACAAACTGCTTTGGAATCATTCGTTGCATATAAACAACGGAAATGTTGTGTTTAAGATAAATCCTATTAACCTTGTTGACAATGTTTTATCGTTAAAGATGATGATAAATAGCATTGCATCAAGCGAAAAAAGCGTAGAGGTTAAGATATATAACAACACAGAACCAAACAATTACTATGTCTATGAATTAATGCGGGCAAACGTCAACACTGTATATGGCACATGGCGTGAATACACAATACCATCACTTGCGTATTGGTATAAAAATGGAAATTCTGTCAATCTAGAGAGTATCGACAGAATATCTATCAGTGGAGTTAATTGCGATTTTAATGTACAGTATGTAGGAATTAAGTCAAATAGACTGAAAAAAGGTATTGTGACATTTACATTTGACGACGGCTATAAGTCACAAGCTCTTGCTATGAAGGCTCTCGCAGAAAGAGGATTGAGCGGAACTATCTTTGCAATAAAGGATACTTTTAGCTATGGCGATGATAGTGAATTCCTCAACTTAAATGGATTTAGAGAAGTTGTTGATAAATATAACGCTGATATAGAGTGTCACGGAGCATCATCATTTGATGATATGTCAGATGATAATGAATTGGCTACGTATATGCAGCAAACGAAACAAATACTTATTGATAACGGACTTGGAAAGGGAGACTATATGGCATATCCAAATGGATTCCACTCTGATCGAGTTGTCAACATTGCGAAAAGATTCTTTAAGGCATGCCGAACAATTCAGAATTATATACCGATGGAAACCTATCCCCCGTATGATTTGTATCGAATAAGAGCGTACAGTAATATCACGTCATCAAGTACAGACAAGATTAAACAGCTTATTGACAGGGCTGTATCTTCTGGGGCATGGCTTATTTTGGTATATCATAAAATTGAAGATGGAGAAACGGGGATGTATTGCAGCCTTGAGTCATTAGAGGAAGTAATTGACTATGCTGTCAATTCGGGTATTAGGATTATGAACTTTAAGGATGTCTTTGAATCTGGAGTCGTTATTTAACGTAAGTCAACTACTTAAGATAACTCAATATTAACTGACTTGTTATAAAAAGCAATTATGAAATACATTGTATTCCCAACAATTGACTTGCAAGAGGTTCCTCGAGAGGAAATAGACAAGCGTAATCTTGTTCCTCGCAAGAGTGTAAATGAAAGTAAGACCTTGATGAAATGCCAGCATTACGCTGAGTTATTTCCTCACAAAATGATTAAAACTATTGCTGACGATGGATCGGAAGAGCTATCTTTCCCTTATCCTACCTACGAAGGCGAAGAGTTGAATACTTTATTGTCCGGTCCGGAGTGGTCATCAAGTGAAAGTATCATATGAAATCTCTCCCTTGGATATTAGTCTGCCTGCTTGTATGCGTGGTCGTGTGGATGCGTTGTAATCCGCACGATCCATCAACGGTGTACATTAAGGGAGATACTGTACGTATCCGGGATACGATAAGAGACACCATTCCCATACCGGTAAAGGAAACTCTGAAGCGTACCGATACGGTGTATTTGCCGATTATAGTAGATACCACTACCGACAGAACCGTAGAAGGCGATTCGGTTCCGGTACTTATACCGATAACAAGCAAGGAGTATAAGACTGATGATTACCGGGCAGTGGTTAGCGGTTATAAGCCAAGCCTTGATTTCATGGAAGTCTACAGGGAAAAGGAAATCATTACTCTTAAACCGAAGCAAAAACGCTGGGGCTTTGGTCTGCAAGTAGGATACGGTTATCCAAGTGGATTGTATGTCGGTGGTGGAGTTAGTTATAACTTATTTATGTGGTAATACCGGCACTATCTTCACAGACCGTTTCCGGTATGAAAAGTTTAAGCTTTATTGATATAACAATTGACTGCGGAAAATGTTTAAGAAAGGAGGACAAAATGAGACATTAATTGATTATTAAGCACTAAGTTATCCGGTAAAGTAGAAGGCCGGTTATCATAACAAATGTAACTCTTTTGGGGGATAGAGTAAAAAAGAACCCCCAACACTGAAAGTTGACGCCAATCGAACTTTTTAGCATACCAAAAGCATACATAGGTAGTGTCGGGGGTATAATATCCTTAACATTCCTATATATGCTTTTGTTTATTTGGTACTGAGTACGATTGGCAAAGGCAAAAGTACAACAAAAAATTAAATTACTATGTGTAAGTCAGAGATTTTTGCCGAGATTCTAAATATTGTTGGGAAAGAAACTGAAGTTTCTACTGAATTGATCCTTTCATCAAGTAAAGTTACTGAAGTTGTTGACGCCCGTTCTATTGTAGTATTCTTCCTCACTGAATACGGGCTATATCCTGAACAAATAGCGACTTTGCTTCACAAGACATCCGCTAGTATCCGTTATCTTATATCTACTTTTGAAAGCCGTAAACTGGCAAACAAAATGATTGCAATATATCTGCAAAATATTCGCAAATCGCTTGAAAATGAGCTCTGATTTACCGTATTTCTATTATATACTTTTGTGATGCGGTTAATATTGACCGTGTTATAATTGTATATCAATATGAGTGAAACAAAGACTTACGTTTTCCCGGAGTCAGGCGGGAACGGTGGCGGTAGTGGAATGATGGCCATGCTGGCTCCTCTATTGCAGCAGAAAGGAATTGATCCGAACTTGTTGGTAGCTATGAATGGCAAGAACAACAATAGCGGCTTCGGTGGGGAAGGATCATGGTTTATATGGGTGATTTTTTTGTTTTTCCTTATGGGATGGGGAAACAATGGAAATGGATGGGGAAACAATGGCGGCGGCAACAACGCAGGCGGAATCCCTAATCTTATCAACAACGATGCAGGAAGGGAGTTGCTTATGAGTGCTATCCAGGGAAATGGTCAGGCTATCAATACGCTGGCTACCAATTTGAATTGCTCTGTAGGGCAAATTCAACAGTCTATCAACAGCGTCATGACGCAGATTCAGGGAGTAGGCAACCAAATCGGGATGTCTTCACAGCAGATTATCAACTCCGTGCAAGCTGGTAACTGTCAAATAGCACAAGCAATCGCAGACTGTTGCTGCAAGACGCAGAATGCTATTACTACGCAAGGCTATGAAAGTCAGTTGGCTATCTGCAACCAGACTAATACCTTGGTGAACACGGCCAACCAGAACACCCTGTCATTACGTGACGGAGCAACCGCAAATACAAATGCTATTTTGGGGAAACTGGATGCAATGCAGAATCAGGCCTTACTGGACAAGATCGATGCGCTTCGTGAGGCTAAATCAGCTTTGCAAACTCAGTTATCACAGGAACATCAAACATCGACATTCGGGCAAATGATTGGTCAGGCAACAGCTCCTCTGGGTGCTGCTTTAGGTGATCTCAGTTCGCGCCTGGCAAAAATCGAGTGTAAACAACCAGAGACTGTTACTGTTCCTTACAGTCCTATTGCGGCAGTTCCCAACTGTGTAGCATACCAATACGGCTTGTATGGTGGTTTCAATCCTTACGCTGCCGGTAATGGCTTTTGGGGTTAATAGAGGAAGGAGGCTATTATGGCAGTATATCCTTTCCAATTTGTAAACCGTAGGGGTTCTGCGGCTATATCAACCTCGGGAGTAACGGTCAATACTGCTAATGTGGTGTTTTCCTTTCCCAACCACGCCTTTGTTAACGCATGGTATAGAGGGACAATATACATCGACATTGCCCAAGCGGTACCTACCGGAACAACCGGCACGCTTCCTGTTCTGTTTGAGACCAATGGAGCTACCCAGGCGGTCACTAAATATAATGGAGAAGCTCTGACTGCGGCAGACATTCCCGGTACTGGTGTGTATGAGTTCTGGTTTGACCGTGCTACCAACACGTTGCAGATTATGACCGGAGTAGTTTAAAAACAACAATGGGCGGGAGCAATCCCGCTCCTTAAAGAGTTAATTAATTATGCCTTTTCAGAATTTAAGAACAAACAGCGAGTTCTTTGTCCTTCATAGGGACGGTACTCCATATATAGAAGTAGGATCTGTAGCCGGGGTTTCCAATCCTGTGCCGGAGTTTATGCAACAACCTCTTCCCTATGGGCAGCCCCCGAGAATGGTGGTTGATATAACAATCAAGGTCGGGGAGCAGACGGTGACTTTCCAAAAGATACCGGCAATGTCTGACATTGCTGATGCAAACTTTCCCGGAGGTGGGAATATGGTAATATCCGGCTCAAGGGAATCGATGAATGCGGAAGTTGCCGCCATGCGCAACCGCTCTTCGGAGATATTGGGCAGTGTTGATCATCATCGTTCCGTCATAGAGTCATGCGACAAGATGCTTCAGGTCCTTAATCCTGAATTTGCAGAACGCCAGCGTCAGGAAGCGGAAAATAAAGCGCTTCGGCAAGAACTTAGCGAATTGAAGGCTATGATGGCTGATTTCTTCAAGTCTTCTGAAAAGACATCTGGTAGTAACAATTCTAAAAAACAATAGTATGATGATGATTGAGATTTCCGAGAGCAAGGTCGAGAAAATGTCCGACTACGCTGAAAAGATGCTTAAATACGGTGGTAAGCTGATGCAATGCATCGAAGAATTATCCGGTGGTGAAAGCATGGGAAGACGTGAACGTTATTATGACGATGACGACGACCGCTATGACGAGATGGGTGAACGTGGTGATTATGGTGGCGGTTCCGGTCGTGGCGGCTATGGCGAAAGACGCGGCGTACGTGGTACAGGACGCTATTCCCGTTATCGTTAATGTTTAATTAGGGGGTGGATCATTTCTACTCCCTATAACTTTATTTAATCATGAGGAGAGAACCTTTGGATATAAGAGATAGAAGACCGGAAGAAATGGAAGCTTACTTGTCTAACTTCGGTTGGCATTTCAATAAGAAAATGTGCGAGTTTGCAGTGTCGCTCATGAAAAAGCTTAATCCTTCTACCGGTAAAAAAGAGCGGATTGAACCGATATCGAAAGAGAAAGTAGATGAGTTGCTTACCCGCTATGGCATAAAGCTTGAAAATAATGCGCTATATGATTATGTTTATGTAGCCAACATGGGTAAGGCAGATTATCTGAAGTCATCTATTCCCGACGAAGCGCATTTGGCTCTTTATATAAAGGATACAATTGATGACCCTGATGCTCCTGACGGGGCAACGATGAGAAGATGGTATGCGACAATGATTGCTGCCGGAGAACCTATTGAATGGGACGAAACGCTTTGATGAATGATACGACAACGGTTTGCATTACCCAAGTATGAATGGAGCTGCATGGTATATTATGCAGTAGATACATATTATACAGAGGAAATACTGGATAATATGCATTCCATCGGTTGCGACGGTGATATGCTTCGTACTGCGTATGAGAATATTAGCTCCGGCAATTTGAATACCGGAGTTACTTATTCCAACTTCGGCACCCGGGAAACAGTAATGGTCATTGCCCTTACTTCGTCCCCAAAGGAATTTGCCAAGTCCTGGCGGCATGAATGCGGGCACATGGCTACTCATATTTGCCAGGCGTTCGGTATAGACCCTTACGGGGAGGAAATTCAGTATATCGGAGATGATATCATCGAAAAGACATGGGAGTATGCTAAGACATTGTTATGTGAGTGTGACTGCTGTAAAAACAAGGTCAAACATTTAATACGCTAATCCATGAAGAATAAAGAAATTAAGAAAGCATTAAAGAGTGATACGCCTATCAACAGTATGTATGCTCTTATTCCAGGCAATAGGTTGCAGGCTTTCAAAAAGTTTGCCTCCCGATTTGGATTTACTGAAGAACGAATAAAAACAGTGCTCGAAAATGAGAAACGATAAGCTGGACATATTGCTTGAACAGGCCGACGACCGGTATCACTCGGATTTCTGCCGGCTCCTGCTTGTGATGCTATGGAACGCCTAGAAAGGTGGTTGTATTGGCTGATTCCTCTTGCAATTATTGCAAGGGTTATATCTTTGTGTGTATAATTGATATTGTAACTTGATGAGTGTAAAACATATAAAATAATCTATTTTTTATTGCAATTTATCTTCTACCTTTTGCAGATACAAATTAAATTCATACATTTGCAGCACATGATTATGCCTTTGGCTTACGTTTGTCCCCCTCTTGATAATGGGCATGCCTAACCAAAGGCCATTTTTTTATTTTATGAAAACGCGTCCAAATACATCGTACACAGAAACCCCTATAAGAGTTGCCATATTAATTGATGGTGGGTATTTTATAAAACGCTATAATGCAATGTATAATAAGTCCGGCAAAAAGACAGCATTAACTATTGCCAATGATTTATATACTATATCCCATTCTCATGTAGGGAAAAATAATTATTTATATCGCATTTTTTATTATGATTGTGTACCATTCGCCAAAAAGATACATAATCCTGTCTCTAATAAATGTATAGACTTTTCTAAAACAGAAGAGGCTATCCGCAGAAGTGAGTTAATAAACGAACTTAAGAAAAAGAGAAAAGTCGCTCTGCGTCTAGGTAATATTAAGGAAAGCAAAAGATGGCTTTTCTATGATAACACAATGAGAAAATTATTAAAGAAAGAGATTTCTCTTGATGACATTAATGCGGATGACGTATATTATGAATTGCGTCAAAAGGGGATTGATATGAAAATTGGTGTTGACATCGCTTCTTTATCTTTAAAAGGTTTTGTAGATAAAATCGTTCTTATTTCTGGAGATTCAGATTTTGTCCCTGCTGCAAAATTGGCTAGACGTGAAGGGATTGATTTTGTTCTTGATCCTATGCATTGCGAACATATCGAAAATGATCTATATGAACATATTGATGGATTAAAAAGTATACCTTTATATCATCAGAAAGATGCAAAGAAAAAATAGCTCCTTTCCATTTATAACGCCTCTTTTAAAATGGAATTGCCCGGCATATGACATGCCGGATTTTTTATTCTCAAATGTTAAAATATGCAGTAAATCACAATATTTTTCTTTTTTTATTTGGAGCGTATCACATTAATTATTATCTTTGTCACATCAATAAGAGATAAAGTAATAACAATATAAAAAACAAAGATTATGAAGACGTTTGAATTTAACAACGAGGCAATTACTATCGAGAAAACAGGTTACGGACAGTATGTATTAAGCGGTTTGGGTATCTCAGTGCATTGTACGGACTCTGAGATCTGGGATTGGTGTGATGACGATGAAAACGAAGATAAGCATTTGGCGGCCAAAGAGTCTGCGTACAGACTGCTTGTAAATTCTTTGTAAAACAAAAAAATAAACAACATGGAAAAAGTGAGTAAAAAAAGAGGAAAGATTATCACAGACCGAGAAGAACTGCTTGTTTGTCAGCAATATAAGGATGGCTGGACACTTAGAAAGATAGCGACGTATGCTAACATCTCCCAGACAACCGTGATGGCGATCTTAAGGAGAAGGGAGATCCCTCTCCGGAACGGAAAACAGATCACTGAAGAGCAGGAAAAACAGGTGATAGATCTGTATCTGTCAGGAGGAAAGATTAAAGAGATAATGTCAAAAACCGGCGTAAAGTCTGAACAGACGATTTACCGGATCATCAACAATTCTGGAGTAGATAAGAGGAGGTAACAATTACTCCTTTAATCGTTAAAAGATGTAGTAAATCACAATATTTCCTCTGTTTTATTTGGAGCATATCAAATTAATTATTATCTTTGTTACATCAAATAAGAGATAAAGTATTAACAACTAAAAAAAATAAAGATATGAAGACAACGATAGAAAAAAAAGTAGAAGGCTTTGAGAATGCGATCATCAGTGAGAATGAAGAAAGCTGGTTTGTTGACCTCCGTACAGGTTTGGGAGAGGCCGAGTATTCTAAATGTGACTTTACATTAGACCAAGCTATTGAAGATCAAATTAATTGGAAAATGGAATGATATATACTGTACGCTAACCAGTTTTATGTAAGAGGCGGCCTATAATTATTAGGCTGCCTCTATTTTTTTTATTTCTAAGTCTCATTTAAATTTTGTTTAAAGATGGTAAAGTGCACATTTTGTTTTGTGTTAACAAATCTGAATTTGGAACAAAATGTTTTGTGAAAAGGGAACAATTTGTTTTGCCGTTTATAAATAGGTCTACTAATAATGAAATAGTCCCTGTTTTAGTACTCTCTTTTTGTAAATATCTTATTTTCAATGTGGTATGTAGTGGGTACGAGAATTCTGAGAAATATTCTCACATATTCTATCGTATCCACATATTATATTAGCTACTCTTATAATGTTTTGTTATAGTCTATTCTATTCTAATATAGTCATAAATAGTCCCTGTTTTAGTCCCCGATTTTTTAATTAGGGACTATTTCTTATTAAATAAATCCATTGCATTTTTCTTCTCTTTATCTGCTATTGCTATATATGGCTTCATTGTTCTGTAATCTTCGTGCCCAGTCCATTTCATAACTACTTCAGGAGGGATACCTAACATTATCGCATTGCTTATGAAAGTTCTTCTTCCGCAGTGGGTAGTGAGTAATTCATATTTTTTATATACTTCATCTATTCTTTCGCTTCCCTTGTAGTAGGTGATAGAAACTGGAGCATCTATCCCGCACATCTCCCCAAGTTCTTTAAGAGCATCGTTCATCTTTTGATTAGATATGACAGGAAGAGCGAGATTGTTATCGTAAACTTCATCCTTGTATTTTTCAAGAATTGCTTTTGAATATTTGTTCAGTTCTATCCTTAATGTGTCGTAAGTTTTAATAGTTGTTACTAATATATGATCTTCATATACATTACTCCTTTTTAAATTAGCAACGTCAGAATATCTCAATGATGTAAAGCAACAAAAACAAAATACGTCTTTTACTTTTTCTAAATGGGAACATGAAGAGGGTGTTTTAAAGTTGTATATTAGCATCAATTCCTCCCATGTCAAATATACGACAGTATTTCGAACCTCTTTTAATTTAGGCTGAAATGTAGTAAAGGCAAGTTCTTTATTGTATCCTTTCTGTGTGGCCCAGCGAAGGAACCATTTTAGATTATCTAAGTTTTTTCTTATACTTGAATTTTTAAGCCCTTTCTTCTTGGAGCTAATTGGCACTGTATGCATATAATCTACAAACTTTGAAAGTCCTTGTTTGGTAAGATCCTCAAATTCGAGGCTAGGCGCAAAGTCCTTAAGTCTTCTTTGTATAGTTCTATGTTCTTTATATGTTGCTTCTTCCCATTGACTCTCTTTCCCTTGTTCTATCATAAATTCAGTGTGATATTCAAAGAGTGTCCGTTGTGCCCTTACTTTTTTCCCTAATCTTTGATTAAACTCGTCTTTGAATTCATTTTGAGTAGGGGATAATCCTTTTTGTTCAAATAGAAAGAATATGTTGTCGCATATATCCTCATAATTTTGAATAGCTTTATTTATAATGGAAGAATGAACCTTTTTTGTGCCGTGTGTTGTATTATTCTTGCAGCGTTGACTGTCTGGGCTCCACTTGTCTATGTCCACCCGGTATCCCACATTAAACGCGACGGTGTTATCTCCCCATTTTATTCGGTAGCGAAGCTTTGCATCAGTTTTGTCTTTCTCTTTATCGAGTAGAAATATACAGTTTCTTTTAATATTCATAGCTTTTCTATAAATGCCATTGATTAGTTTTACTTTTAATACATCGTATTTTTGTTGATTAATATATCTAATTGTTGTTTATAATGACTTTTGTCTTATAAATTCTTGCTTTATATGATGTTTTTATTAAACTTTTTCGTATTTTACCTGTTATATAATTTTACGAATAAAACATAACCTTAACCTAACACTTACTGCCTATTGAGCATTTCTTTCAACACACATATTAAATCATCCTTAGACTTTATCGTAGCGTCTTTTTCAGATATAATTCTTTCCAGATCCTGAATACGCTGTTGTAGCCTATCGAGCTCACCCGAGTTTGATTTGTCGCTTGGGTCTAGTCGCTGTATTTCAACCTCTCCGGTAGGCTTAATAATTTTTTGGGTCCCGGATTCGGGCATAGTTACGTTAACCATGTTGCCTGAAATGTTTTGAGAGCCACCTCCTTGGACACCATAGTTATCTCTTCCTACGTTATTTTTATTTTCATTTATCATATTGCCAACACCCGTGAGTAGCCATGCTGTATTTAACTCTGGATATACAGACGAGATTTTATCAAGAGAAGATTTTCTTATGCTATCTCCTACATTGTTAACAAAGCCAGTCGATAAACCAACTCCCTTTTCGAATCTTCCTTGACTTATATTTATATATGCAAGAAATGTTATTAATCTATCTTTTGTTGTCATACTGAATATATTTCTGTATCTTTGTGTCGTAACAAGTTGCAGATGTTACAGAGACAAAGTGATTAAACTTTCCTCATAAGAGGTTTAATATATGGTATCCGTAGTAGCTGCAACCTATTGCGGATATTTTTATTTTCAAACAACTATGTATTGCGGTACTTTGTTTTATTAGACCCTTCCAACCGCAACTTTGGAGCTGGTCGCTTTAACTTTTATTGCTATGGTACCTCTCTCTGAACGAAGCGCAGATGAATATGCAGATACTTATTTTAAGGCTGTTTATTGTCACGTGGCTTAGTACCTAGTCTTGCAATAACAGACATTAATTCATTGTACTTTATTATTTTCTCTTTTTCATTAACCATTGACAATAATCCTATAAGCCTATTCTTACAACTTTGCAGGATATGTATATCTTCGGGCGATTTAATCATTTCCAATAAAACCTTGACTATTATATTACAAGTTTCTGTGTCTCCTATATTTGACACATGAAATAATTCACTTATTCTGTAATAAAGAAATTGATATTCGATACCTAAAGGGTCTGATTTTAATAGCACATGATAATAATAATCAGATACAGCATGGCATGTTATTGCATTATTCTTTTCGGCATTGAATACAGAGCTAACCTTTGTAGTCAATAATTCATCTCTTATTTTTCTTATATCAATAATAGAGAAGATATTCCAACCAATTAGCATAGTTACTAATAATGCTAATATACCCACTATTATTCCTTGATAATCAAATCCCAATTCAGGCACATGAGGGCATGCAATACATATTGCAATAACACTTACTATTATCGCAATAACACTCAAGCCAAGTGCTATCCACGCTATCCAATTTCTATCTTTACTTTCTTTCTTCATATTATAATAAGGTATAAACCACTCTAATAGTTAAATAATATTTAATACTGAAATAAAATCAGCATAACCTTTGTATGCTGAAAATAAATCAGTATATTTGCATCATCGAACCGCTACAAAGATACGCAACTTAGCAAAGATTCACAATAGTATAAACATATTATTCGTTCTTTGATTTATTGATGTTGCAAAGTATTCATTCTTTGATTTTGAGTTCGAGAGGAGTACCGCATTGAGGGCAAACGAGTGAATCGCTTGTTTTCTGAATGTCGTTAGGGGATGCAAATAGTTGCCACATGGGAACGTTTAAAGCGTCAGCAATACGTTGAGCTGTTTCAACTAACATCTTTCCTTGAATCTGTTTGCTTAATGCCTGTCGGCTTATATCAAGCATGTCCGCAAGCTGATTAACTGTCATTCCCTTTTCTTTTAGTATTTCTTTGATTCGGGTCATAGTCTTTTATATTAATGTGTAAATAGAACTGTTTACTAATAATAGTTAAAGTCTATAATAATATTTACTTATCACTTGTTTTGTAAATAGTATTATTTATCTTTGCAACATCAAAGTTACGCAACTTAATTGCGATACAAAGATAAAGTAAAGAATAGTAATACGAAATAGTATAAACGCATTAAAAATAAAAAGGTTATGAAAGATAGAGATTATTCCTTGATAAAGGACGGAAAATATAACATGAAAGCCATCATGCAAAGAGCTTGGTTGTATGTACGCCAATATGGTTATTCTCTGAAATCTGCCTTGCGTACTTCTTGGGTGGACGCTCGTCTCAAAATGGATGAATATGTAGCATCATTGAATCCGAGAACGATTGAACCAAAACAGGGAAATGTGTTGAAAGCATTCTTTGCAGACAAGTATACTAACTACGATAGTTATTGGAGATGATGAGTGAAAAAAAAATAAACGAAAACTTAGTTTTCCTTCGGAAATACACGGACGATCTGAAAGAACGAGATGAATATACAGTTCAGATGCTGGCCGGAAGCAAAGATACGAAAGAAGAAATTATTAGTAACCTTCTTCGGATAATAAAAGATTACGAGGCTCTGTTAGGTTAGAATCTACGAAAGAAGCGAGCGAAACGCTTTCAGAGCACAACGGTAAACCGATGAACCTAATTCGGGATGCGAAGGGAAACGCTCAAAAATGTCCTTGTGTTCAGCTACACACCGGGGGAATCTCCTCAAACGGAAAAATAGGCTGCGCAGATAAGCAGTATAGCCGATGCGAAGTATAGCGTAATAGCCAACCAGCGATGATATGAGCGGAAGGAAGCAACGTGAGTAAGTCAACATATATCCCGCACAGACAGTTTCACTGTTTGCGTGATGTCTTGATCGGATCAAGGTGCGGGAACCAACTAATACTTATATAATATGAAACGTACCCCATTACTAACAATCTGGGCAATATCTCTTGCCATGACAATATTGTTTGCAAATGAATTAAATGTTATTTTTTGGCTTTCTTTTGTCACATTTGCATTGTGTCAAGTGTGCATAGAGAAAAACAAAAAGAGACTAGAGAGAGAAGAGTAATTAGCTACTTAAAAACTTTTTGTTTTGTCGTGTTTTTATTTTGTGTTTGTGTGTTCGGGGTGTATTGTCTGTGAAGATAGTACATCCCTTTTTAAAATAGGAAAATGAAAATAATAAAAATATACTTTGAGGTGATACCACCGTTCGTGAGAATAGTGATATTTCGTTGTATTTTGATGTGAAAGTCCTGTATCTGACGTGGTACAGGCAAACGGGCAGTTGTGTTTCGTGGATGAAACTACGGTGAGGTGCACCAATAATCCGTGAGGCTGGTTCGACTCCAGCACTGTCCACTAAATTTATAAATTAATATTTTATGGTAAAAGAAATCGTTATTGATGAAAGCTATCAAACAACTAAAGTGTTTGATGCTATGAAAGTAGGAGACATTTATAATATTCCCTACGATGAATCACGTCACATTGGTATTAAGTCTGAAGCTGCTAGAAGAAATCGTGAAGCACGATTGACTAATAAGCTAAAAGCTAAAATAGACTTAATGTTTAGAGTTTCAAAAACTGAATATACAGGATATACTTCAGTTATCCGGTTAAAGTAACTTTAGGAACACACAATCATGAAAAGAGTATTAACGGAACTGACCCAGGAATGTGAGTTGACAGCTCAAATGTATATATCTGGGTTAGAAAAGAAAGAGATTGCATCATTAAAATATAAGGCAGTTAGCACGATAAACAATCAATTGCAAGAAGCTTTTAAAAAGCTGAATGTGAAAAACGGACGTGAATTATGTCGTAAGTTTTACGAGCGATTATCGGGGATAGAATTTACTTTTGATTTTTCTCCGGTGGTTAGAACGGTAGTAACGTGCTGTTTATTGTTTGTTTTAATCCTTGATTCGCATTGTGAAAGAATAAGATTAAGAAGTACGCGAAGTATAGCAAGGGCGGAAGTAGTCTTCCGGTCTAGGGCTAGGAGATATGATTGTTGTTTATTATAAAAAATAATAGGAGGAATTATGATTGGATCAGAAAGAATATCAAACGATACTCGCTTGATAGATTTGACAGTTGGGGAATTAAGGGCATTGCTTCAAAACGCTATCCCTGTAAATAATCCTCCAGAATCAAAAGAATATGTTTATGGACTAAAAGGTATTGCTGAATTGTTTCGGTGCTCTTACAGTGAAGCCTATCGCATAAAACGAAGTGGAAAAATAGATAAAGCGATAAAGCAAGACGGTCGTAAGATTATTACGGATGCTAAAAAGGCATTGGAACTCTTTGGTAGATAATCATTGTTTAACTCTAATCCCGGAGTAAAGGACTCCGTGCGGTATCCAGTCCGCTATTTAAGTTTTGAATTATCCCCGTATGGCTTTGCTGTCCGGGGCTTTTTGATTAACCACTTTAATAATATATAATCATGAAAAAGAAAGTAATTGTAAGAGGAAATCGTTCCGGTGTATTTTTCGGAGAGTTAGTAGAAAGAAATGGTAGAGAAGTTAAGCTCGAAAATTGTCGTAGACTATGGTATTGGGATGGTGCAGCTAGTATATCTCAATTAGCAATTAATGGTACGACTAATCCATGTGAGTGTAAATTCACAGTAACGGTTCCAGAGATAGAGATTCTGGATGCAATTGAGATTATTCCGTGCTCGAAGGAAGCTATTAAATCAATAGAAAGTGTAGCGGTATGGGCAAGGTGATGGAAGATAAAATAAAACAGTTTCTAAATACAGGCGATGGCTCTGGCTATGGCTCTGGCTCTGGCTCTGGCGATGGCTCTGGCTCTGGCTATGGCTATGGCTCTGGCTCTGGCTATGGCGATGGCTCTGGCTCTGGCGATGGCTCTGGCTCTGGCTATGGCTCTGGCTCTGGCTATGGCGATGGCTCTGGCTCTGGCGATGGCTATGGCTCTGGCTATGGCTATGGCTATGGCTCTGGCTATGGCTATGGCTCTGGCGATGGCTATGGCATAAAATCTGTAAATGGGAATACTATTTCTATAGTAGATAATATACCTACTATAATTACAAATGTAAAAGGTAACATCGCAAAAGGATTTATCCTCCAGTCCGACTTATCTCTTACTCCTTGTTTTATAGTAAAAGGGAATGATCAGTTTTCTCATGGTAATACTCTACACGAGGCATTTGAATCTTTGCAAGAAAAACTTTATGATGATAGTACAGAAGAGGAAAGAATTGATAAGTTTAAAGATCATTTTTCTGACTTTTCAAAGAAGTACTCTGCTAAGGAATTATTTATATGGCATCATGTACTTACTGGGAGCTGTAAAGCTGGAAGAGAGTCTTTTTGTAGGGATAAAGGTATAGATGTAGATAATGATAAGTTTACCGTCTATGAGTTTATAGAACTAACCAGAAATTCATATGGCGGTGAAGTTATCCGCAAATTATCTTGATTTAATCCCGGTGTCCGTTGGTTCGGTATCCGGGAACTATTTTAACCACTTTAAATGATATAAGATATGAATTTAGAAAATTATGAAGTACTTCCCGTTGAAGTTCAAAACGTACAAGTCGTACAAGTTGATGCCGTAGAACGTGCGAATGTAGATTCGCAAGTGGCAACAGCCAAACGTTATCCGCGTGATATAAGACGTAGTATAGATAATTCGGTTGTAATGGCTACTATGAATCAAGAAACGGCTCAATCATGTAGCTATGCCCTTCCTCGTGGTGGTAGACCTATTACCGGCCCATCTGTTCATCTAGCTAAAATAATAGTATCTAATTGGGGCAATATGCGCACAGAAGCTAAAGTCGTACAAATAACAGATAAGCAAGTCATCAGTCGTGGGACATGTTGGGATCTGGAAACTAATGTCGCTTCTGCATTTGAGGTTAGACGTAGTATCATCGGTAAAAATGGACAACGATTCTCTGATGACATGATTACAGTTACAGGTAATGCCGCAAATTCAATCGCTTACCGTAATGCCGTATTTGCTGTTATTCCTAAAGCTATAACAGATAGAATATACTACGCAGCGCAAAAGTTTATAACCGGTGATTTGTCCGACTCCGACAAACTTTTAAAGGTAAGAACAGGAATCCTGAATAATTTCAAAAACAACTATGGCATAACCGAAGAAGAAGTTGTAAAGATGTGCGGGAAGCAAACTGTTAATCAAATCGGTGCTGACGAAATATCTATGCTAATGGGGACTATACAGGCATTGAAAGACGAAGATACGACGATAGACGAACTAATGAAACCAATACGTGAAAGCAAAGAGGCTATAAACAATAAGATTGCTGATATTGCGGCAAAAGCTGCCGGAGCTGAGGAAGATAAAAAAGATTAACTTAAAATATTACCATAATGGAAGCTCAACATTCTTTAGAATGGTATCGCAAACGGTTGGGTAAAGTCACCGGTTCACGTGTCGGTGACTTGATGAAACCCGGTAAGAAGAAAGAGGATTTGTTTGGAGATACCGCAAAATCCTATATATACCAACTGGCAGCCGAAAGAAGAATGAACCCATGTATCGTCAATGATGATAATTTGTTTGAGAAATACCTTTTCCAGGTCGGAATTTCATCAAAAGCTATTGAGTGGGGAAAAGCACAGGAAGCCGACGCTCGCAATTTATATAACAGAATGAAAGGTAATAATATGGTTGAGACAGGCCTTTGCATTCATCCTAGTATTCCCTTCTTTGGTTCTTCCCCTGATGGCTTCTGTTGTAATGATAACGGTGAAAAAGGTGTTTTGGAAATCAAATGCCCCAACCAAAATATATTTATGAAATATAAAGAAGAAGTGAAAGACAATGTCGGGCTACTTCTTGCTAAACCTGAATATTTCTACCAGTGCCAGTCTCACATGATGGTGACCGGAGCTGAATGGTGCGACTTTGTAGTTTATTGTCCTTTCCAAAGCAGACCTATTCACATCGTGAGAATCTTTCCGGATTATATGAATTTCAAGCTCATAGAGAAGCGAATTCTGATGGCTAATGAAATGATTGAAAAAATGACAGCGTAGCTTATGGATAAAGAAATTAGCGAAATAAACGATTACTTGAATATTACCTGTTCGAATAATCCGATAGAGATTCAAGAAAGAATATCAGTCATAATGGTGTATTTGAACCGATCCGGTGAAATGCTTGCGGATGCAAAGAAGCTGCTTCGGAAAAAGAAATCTACAGAGATAAGTAATACTATCATCTCAATAGCAAAAGAGCAATGCTTATCAGCTAAAGTGCAAAATGCATTGCTTGACAGCATAGCAGAAGACGAAGCATATTTAGTTGATCGGCTTGACCGGCTTAATGCCGCTTGCACACATCAATTAGATGCCTTACGCACTTTGTTGAGCTACGAGAAGGAGGCTATGAGATTAAATAAAACGGGATATTAGGAAATACTATTCCAAATAGATGTTATTTGGAAGTTTTGAAATAAAAGTTATGCGAAATGCGTAGAACTAAAGTAATCCATGTCTACCTGATCTTCGAAAAGCGGAACTATTACTTCAGCTCGGTAACGGGTATATTTCGCCATTTATCCGAGGATCAGATAGGAATAAAGCAAAGTACATTATCTCACAATACAGATGATACCATTTTGACAGGAAAGGCTATTATTCGGAAAGGTGAGTTATTGAGATAGCTTTGTTAACCTTTTTACCCCAGCCTGCTTGTCTGTGAAGATTGGCGGGCGAACATGGAGATGCGCAGTGGAGTGCTTTTGACTTTCGAGAGGTGCACATGGTAGAAAGTACGGTACGTGAGATATAAGGAGTAATTAACCTTAGAAGTAGCGCAAAAGGATTTAGTCCTTGATTGGGTGTTCGAATCGCCCCGTCTCCACATGAAAATAACAATCACCAAGCAAGAATACCAGACGATAGTCCGGTGCTTGAAAACGTCAGAAATCCTCATTAGAGGGTACAATTTGAGAGATGAAGATATGATTCGTAAAACTAGAAAGAAACTCCAAAGGAGTAAGGAGAAAGGTTGATATGACATTCGAAGAAATGAAAGCCCAGTACTGCGGTAAGAATATCCGCAAAAAGCCAAAATACGAAGAGGATGGTTTGCAAAGAGCTTGTGTTTGCTGGTTCGATTTACAATATCCTCAATATAGGCTAAGGTTGCATCATTCTCCTAATGGCGGTAAACGGAATGCTATCGAAGCTGCAAAGTTTAAACAGATGGGAGTACGTGCCGGTTTCCCTGACTTACTTATGTTGATCCCTAACAAGTATTATCCTTTTATGGGGATTGAATTAAAAACTAAAACAGGAAGGCAAAGCGATCACCAAAAAGCCTATCAAAAGGAATTTGATAGTATAGGAGCGAAGTATGTTGTCTGCCGGTCGTTGGATGAGTTCATTAAAGTTGTGGATGATTATTTAGCAGAAAAATAAGATTTTCATTTGGTATTTTGAAATTTGAGCGTATCTTTGCGGTGTACTTCGCCAAAGTATGACATATTGTAGTTTGATAGATGGCATTTTTATGCTGTTTTGACTGCTATATATTCTGCAAAGATATAAGCCGTTAGTTTCCCTCACGGGCTGCTATCATTCTATGATGTAGTCGTACTTTGGCGAGTAAAAGGGAGCTGACGGCTTTCTTATTTTTACAAACTCAAATTTCATTCGTGAATGCCAAAGTACAATGAGATCAGAGTTAAGGCGAATAATAGTAACCATAAGTCTGCGTTAGTTGCTAACGTAAAAGCAACATCCGTACTATTAATGTTAGTCCTCACTTTCATTAATCCCTTCTTATTTGTCGTACCGTTTATCGTGTGTTTTCTTTCAGCAAAGAAAGGAGGTTTGCTATGATACCCAACAAGCAATACGATCTTTCAGAGCTGAATAAGTTCTTCAATGAAGTAGGAACTCCTAAACAAATCGCTTCTGAGCTAGTAAATCTTCTATTTAATTACGCTTCTTGCGTTGACGAAGACAATCTAGAAGTTTTTAAAGCAGATGTAGGGACGATATACGTGTTATACAACGAGTTAACGAAAATAGAAGAATAATCTAAAAATGGCGGAATGAAATACTTCCGCCTATATCGCTATTGTCTAACGTTTAATCATGACAATATGAAATCAATTAAAGAAGTAATTAAGGAGATAGAGCACATTCCGAAATGCCCTAGAAGTGGAGAAATTAACCTTTACTACCTAATAAAATTACATATCAAAAAGGGAGGTAAGGCAGCATGAGAGATAGTTTTATTTTCTACAGAAGTTTTTACGAGGCAATCAAAGATTTGCCGAGAGATATTCAGGGTGAGATTTACACGGCTATAATGGAGTATAGCCTATATGGTAAGGAAACTGATAATCTAAAGCCGGTTGCTCGTAGTATCTTCACATTGATAAAACCTCAAATTGATGTGAATAACAAACGATTTGATAATGGTTGTAAAGGTGGTCGACCTTTAAAGAAAGAAACCAAAGAAAAACCAAGCAATAACCAAAAAGAAACCAAAGAAAAACCTAATAAGAATTATAATGTAAATGATAATAATAATGATAATAAAGAATCTACTAACGTAGATAAGAAAGAAAGACCTCCTAAATCCGATTATGAACGATTCAATGAATGGCTCAAAGAACATACACCTAATGTTCTTAAACTTCAAAGACAAATAACCGAAGAGGAATTTCTCAAATTAAAAAAGAAGTATTCATATGATCAGATAGTAGATATACTTCAAAGTATGGAAAATTACAAGGATGCTCCTAAAAAGTATACCAGTGTATATCTGACATTTCTAAAATGGGCAAAGAAAGAATATGGAAGTTAACATACAATTACGTGATGAAGATGCCGAAAAGTTAGTTCTCGGTACGATAATATCAAGAAGAGACGCATTGGAGGAAGTTAGAGAATTGCTAAGTAATGAATGCTTTTATAATTCATTTCATCAAGACATATACAAGGCTATTATTCAAATAGCATCTACCGGAGACAGACCGGATATGATTACTGTCAAGAATAAACTTGTAGCCAATGGCGTAGAGTTTGAATTGGTTGCATTTATGACTTTGGCGTCCAATATGACATTTGATTTACAGCAATATGCAGCACGACTTCATGATCTAGCTATCAGGCGAAAGTTTTATGAAATTGGGCAATATCTTGTCTCAAACTCATATACTGAATCTGAGGATATATTGGATGTGACCAATACTGTATCTGATCAGTTGTCATCGTTGTTCAAATCAAGTAGTAGTGTAATATCTACGATTAATGAAGGTCTTGAAAATGTATATCACATGATAAATGAGAATTTATCTGGAAGTAAGCCGCTAACTGGCACTCCTACCGGATTTGATAAAATAGATAATAAGTCGGGAGGATTGCAAAAATCAGACTTGATCATCATTGCAGGAGAGACGTCACAAGGAAAGACTTCGCTAGCGGTGTCTATAATGCGGAATGCGGCATGTTTAGGCACAAAGATAGCCATGTATTCGATGGAGATGAAAAAAGAGCAAATAACGGCTCGTATTCTTTCAATGGAAAGTGGAGTTCCAGCGAATGAGATCATGTATTCCCGATTGTCCGAGTCACAATTGCAATCTGTAGACAAAGGAATTGGTAAAGTTTCTGGTAAGGGAATATATTTCGATGACCGTAGTACCTCTAACATAGATACAATCCTTTCATCTATTCGGTATATGAAGTTAAAATTCGGGATAGACGGTGCTATTGTTGATTACTTGCAGATTCTTAATGTAAACATGAAGGGAGCTAATAAAGAGCAGCAGATGGGAGATGTAGCACGACGACTGAAGAATCTTGCTAAAGAGCTTGATATTTGGATTATTGCTTTATCTCAATTGAACAGGGATAATATGAATCCGGTCCCATCTCTTGCAAGGTTACGTGATAGCGGGCAGATAGCAGAAGCCGCAGATGTTGTTATGTTAGTCTACCGCCCTGAAGTAAAAGGTAAATCATATCCGGGAGATTTTTCTAGTGTAGATACAAGAGGAACGGCAATGATAGACATAGCTAAAGGGCGCAATATAGGCTTACTTAAGTTTATTTGTGGTTTTAATGCTTGTACTACATGCTTTTATGAATTGGAAAGCGTACCTGTTTTAAGTTACAACATAAGCAACGAGGAAGATGGTCCAGCTTTTTAACGTCATCGAACTGAAAGGATCGTCCCGAAGATGATACTGCTCGGTCAATTTCAGGGGACATGTTTTTTAGAAAGTAATAATTCAAAATAAATTAGAAATGAATAAAAAGGAGCAGCAAGCAATCGACTTTCTTCGCAGCATGGAACGTGACGATCCGATGTGTTTAGGCTTTTCTGGCGGCAAAGATAGTGTTGTAATTCTTGACCTTGCAGAGCGTTCTGGTATAAAGTATAATGCTTTTTACGCAAATACAACGGTTGATCCACCTGGCACAATCAGTTTCATAAAGAAGAACTATTCACAGGTTCAGATACTTCACCCAAAGAAATCATTTTTTCAGTTGGTTGAAAATAAAGGATTACCCGGCAGAATGAGGCGTTTTTGCTGTGAAAAGTTGAAGGAGCAATACGGTATCGGTCAGCGTACAATAGAGGGAATGAGGGCAGAAGAAAGCCAATCGAGGGCGTCGTATGAACCGGAGCAATGTGATGCACGCAGATGGATGAAAGGTGCGAAGCATATTCTCCCGATCCTTAACTGGTCAGAAGCCGATGTATGGAACTACATTCGTAAAAATGGTCTTCCATATTCCAAGTATTACGATGAGCCCTATAATCTTTCCCGTCATGGCTGTATTGGTTGTCCCCTTGCCGGTTGCAAGCAGATGCAGGCAGAATTTAAGATGTTTCCTGGTTATGCCCGAAGAATGATTGTCGCCATTGAACGATATATGAATAATAAACCTAACAATGCTCTTGCTAAGAATTTCAGTGATCCGTATGAAGCCTTTTACTTCTACATCAATGAAATGTCGATGCAGGATGTTAGACGTTTGAAAAAGGGACTTTTTCATTTTAATGCGAAAGAGGTTATACAGAAAGAGATTTTAAATAGAATAGGGTAAAACAAAGATAAAAATGAAGAAACTATTATTAATTCTTACAGTTGTCATAGTAGCAAGCTGTAAAACCGAGAATGTATATCTGACTGTGTTTCCCATAAAACGGATTACAGAAATAACAGATACAATATATGTTGTTCCTGATAATCGCTTTAAAAAAGACTTTCATATAGCAGATAGCCTTTTCGAAAAGGCTTCTGATGAAGCGATGAAATCGGCGCATGAGAAAATCAAACATTTACTTAAAATACGGATATGGACAAAAAAGATATAACAAAGAGATATACAAAAATGGCATCAACCATTGAAGATGCTAAGATATACGATGGTCGCGGAACGTATGATTTATATGAGTGTGAAAAATGTGGTCGTAATAAAATTACCACATACGCAGACAAAGGTGTTACTCCCTTTATTATTGAATGTAGTTGTGGTGGGTTAATGCAACATACAAGGTCCTTTAAGAATGTGCCGGATTACATTCGAGTATTTAGGTGGAAAAGACCTACACTTGAACAGACAATGAAGCTATCTAAAGGGATGATGGAACATGTTCTTAATGGAGGGCTGGTATTAGATATAGATGATGAAGATTTAGAAGAAAGGAGGAAATATGAAGAATATTAAAGATTTAACAATCAAAGTAACTTATCGAGTTGGACTTGGAAATGTTGAAGTCCCTGACGAAGTTTATAATGAATTAGCTAAAGCCTATGATGAAG